CCAAGCGCTCGGCCTCGGTCTTTGCGCAGGCCAAGGCAATCTTGTGGTCGACCACATAACCGGCACAAATCCCAGAGGTGCGGCCGGTGGCCGGGCATGGGACGGTGGCACGGAAAAGCCGGATGATCTTCGGGTTGCGCTTGAGCCTCCCGAAGTCATCGCGGGCCGGCGCCTGCGCGCAGGCGAGGACTGGCAACAGGAGCAAGATAAGTAGCTTCATGAGCGCATTCTAGAGCCCGTCCGGACGTCCCTCTTGCGCACACGCAATTCGCTGGACCTGCCGCAGAGCTCGGATTGACCGTAAACAAGTTGCAGTAAACGCAATCCTGCGACGATGCCTCATCACTACTGAGGAGGCAACATGGCGATCGACGCATATCTGCAAATCGAGGGCATCAAGGGCGAATCGACCGACGACAAGCACAAGGACTGGATCGAGGTCTCGCACGTCGGCTACGGGGTGCACCAGCCCCGGGCAGCAACGGTATCCACGGCCGGCGGCCACACCAACGGGCGCGCCGAGTTCGGGAATCTCATGTTTAAGAAGCTCGCGGATTTGGCCTCGCCCGTCCTGCTACAGACCTGCGCTGCGGGGAAGACGATTCCGAAAGCGGTGTTTGAGTTCATGCGGGCCGATTCCGACGGCAGGCCAATTCCGTACTTCAGGATCGAGCTGGAAAACCTGATGATTGCGGATGTGCAGCCGGACAGCGGCGACGGCGGCATCATCAGTGAGCAGGTCCAGCTGGCATACGCAAAGATCAAGTGGACCTACACGAAGCAGAGCATCAGGGGCGGCTCCGACGGAAAGACGGTCGGCGGTTGGGACTGCGCCGCCAACAAGATTTGCGCCTGACGGGCGAGGTCTGCCATGGCCTACATCTATGCGGGAGTGCGGCGCCTGGTCGGCCAGCCGCTGTACGGGGACGGGAACTGCGCGCTAATGGTCCAGCATTTCGCGCAACTGCCGAGACATGACCACTGGCGCCAAGGCGCGCATGTCGTGGAGCAGGCAAACATCTGGCCGGGGACTGCGATCGCCACGTTCGAAAACGGACGGTACCCGAATAACCCGCACAACAACCACGTCGCGTTCTTCTTCAAGTTCGGCAGGCGCAACCCGGACGGCACCTGGGCCAGCATATTCATCGTCGAGCAGTTCAAGGGGAACGGCGGTTTGCCGGGGTCTGGCGTCATCCAGCTGCGCGAGATACCAGCCAAGGGAAAAGTGGATCCGAAGTACGGAGATCGCTGGAAGGACCCGTCAAACAACGCGGACGCATTTTCCATCATCGAGTGAGCATATGAGACAAGCCTTTTCGCTGTGCCTACTGCTGGTCGCGCTGGAAGCCGGCGCCCAATGCCCCGACGAGTTTCCAGTCGAGGCCATCAAGCTGTCGTCCTTACCCAAGGGGTGGGCCGGGGTCACGCCAACCCGGCTGCTTTTGAAGTCGGCTGATGTGATAGTCGGATCGCCCCAACCGGGAATCGCGATCGGGCAGCAGCGCAAGACCAAGAATGGCTACGAGGTGGTGTACGACGCGACATCCACGCAGCCGACCGAGAAATGGCTCGCCTGTCGTTATGGTGATCTGGCGCTGGCCGAACGTCTGCCGGACGACACGGAGAGCTGCGTTGTCAGCTACTCCAAGCGCGCAGCCTACAGCAGCTACGACATTCAGGTCGCGTGCGTCACCAAAGGCGGAAAAGTGAACTGGCCGCTGAAGTAGCCGGCCAGATGGAGGAGGGGAATAATTTCCGGAATAATCCGGGGAGGGATTTGGGCTACGCCGCGGCCTCGGGCGCTGGTGCAGTGGTGTAATGCGAAGCGCCGCCGAGTCTCACCCCGGCCCACATGAGCCAGCGGCGCCAGCCGGGCACTCCTGTGACCTGGCTAGCCTCGCGCAGCACCGCGTCGGCCGTCTCCCGTGGCACCAGGCCGGTGCTGTACAGGTAGTCGTGCACGATCGCGGCCTCGGTCGATGTGCCGCCGGTGAGCCAGTACACGACCGGCAGCCGCGGTACCGATGCAAGGTCGGTGCGGAATCCTTCTGGCACGGTGAACGTCTGCTTGGCGACATCGGACTGGTAGACCACCGGCTTGCAGACGACCCACTTGCCGTCGTCCTGGTTGCTGGCCGGTTCGAGTGCGCCGCGTTGGAGGAAGGTGCTCATGCCTTCCCCGCAGCCGCATCCGCCGCATTCATTGCCGCCCACTGGTCATGCGTGGACTGGATGCCGGTACCGATGCTCGCGAACAGTGCTGCGAGCTGCTCGGGCGGCAGAACGCCGGCCTGCTGCAGTTGGGTGGCCGACTGCAGGAGCTGGATGGCCACAGGGGCCAGTGCGACGATTGCCGCTACTTTCGGATCAGTGGCGGCCAGCGTCGGCGCGAGCGAGGCAGCAGTTTGCAGCGCGGTTGTTGCGATCGTGTTGGCCTGCATGATCAGTTCTCCTTCCTGGCGACTTCGAGGATGGTCAGCGTGGTCACCGCGGCGGTGATCTGCTGGGCGGCAGCCGTCGGATCGGCCGGCAGCGGGCCAGTGCACAGCGGCGTGATCTGGCTGTCGAGCAGCGTGACCTGGTCGATCTGGGCGCGGTTCAGCTTCCCGGCCTTGCGCAGTTCGAGTGCGGTGGAGAATGCGGCGCCATACGCGGCGCAGGCCTGCGTGTAGCCAACCTGGGCGCTCTGCGTTGGGGCTTGTGGTGCAGCAGTCGACGCGCAGCCGGCGAGTGCCAGCATCGCGCTGATAAAGAGCAGCTTGATGTACGTGTTTTTCAATTCGTTTCTCCTTCAGGGGTGGGCAAAGCAGTGGGACGGGACTTCAGCTTCTGCAGCCAGGCTGCGGCGTCCGCCATTACGTTCGGGTTGAAGCTCTTGAACGAACCGAGGTGGCCCACGAACAGGTGGCAGTTCACGCCGCCCTTGTTCGCCTCGCACAGCGTTATCAGGTTGTCCGGATCGAGTTCGAACTCCGGCTGCAGATGGAACGGCTGCTTGTGGTGCACTTCCAGCTTTTCGGAACCGCCACACACCTCGCACGCCGGGTGCTTACGCAGGTGCTGCTCGCGCACGCTGCGCCATTTGCTTGAGCGGCGAGCAGTGATCGGATGCTTACCCTGCGCGGCGCCGACCATGTGCGCGACGATGTTCATGCGGCCACCTTCTCGTCGAAGCGGACCAGGTTGCGGCCGCGGATGATGGCGATCAGCTTGTTCGCGTAGTCCGGGTCGGTGGCGTAGCCAGCAGCCGCCACCGTGCGCGCCCAACCTTCGCCGGTCTTCTCCGCGAAGCACTTCGCGTAGCGCGGGTTCCGCAGGAAGAACTGTGCGCGGTCGGCCAAGCACTCGGTCCAGCCCGGATAGGCGCGGAATCGGTCCGCCAGTGCCACGCTCTTTCCCCCCTCGTTCTCGTGGGTCGCGAAGGTGACTGTGGGCCCGGTCCAGCTCTTGTCGGCCTTAATGCCGAAGAGGTTGAAGCCGGGCGCACGCTTGCCCCACGAGGATTCCAGCGCGGCCTGCGCGAGCGTGAACGAGACGGGGATGCCGCTGGTGCGCTGGCATGCGCGCGCCGCCGGCAGGATCTGGTCGAGGAACTCTTGAGGGGTCATCAGTGCCTCCCCGTCAGGTAGCCATAGGCGGCGATGCCGATGACGGCGATAACGATCGCGCGCCAGGCCATCGACCACAGGCCCATGCCAAGGTTGCGGTAGAAGCGGCTCAGGATCACTTCCTCGGCCTTGTTGACGATGGCGTCGATATCGGCGTCGGTCAGGGTGCGCTGTTCAAGCGGGCGGTTCGGTGGGCTCATGATGTCCTTTCAGGCAAAGAAAAAGCCGCCCGGAGGCGGCTTGCGTTGCGGTCGGATTTGGCTACTGCGGGACGCCGGCCAGGATCTGCTGAACTCGTTCCGGCGATGCCAGGATGCCGGGCCCGGGCGGATCGTCGCCGGGCTGCCTGGCGAGGTAAGCCACTGCGGCCGACACCGAGACCAGGTTCGGATCAACGTCCTTCTGGAGCTGCACGGCCAGCTCGTAGGAGGCCCAGAATTCCTTTACCAGCGGGTCGGTCGAGCTCTTAATCGCGATGCGCTCCTGCGGCGTGAAGGCGAGGTAGAACGTCATCGGCGTGAGCATCGGCATCGGCGCCGGTATGGGCTCAGGTGCTGGCGCGGGTGGCGTCCAGACGCCATCGACCAGCGTCGCGCCGTTCTGCGTGCCGTCAGGGACTTCGACGAACTGGATCGCGACATCGGGGTGGAACAGTTCCGCCGGATTTCCGGTCGTGACGTCGATGGCTTGGCCGTTCACGATGCGTGCATAGAAAGTCATGTTTCCTCCATTACCATTCGATGATCACGACGCCGTCGCCGCCCTTGCCGCCGGCGCCGGTGGTCCCCGATCCCGTTCCGCCACCCCCGCCACCACCGCAGGCTCCGCCCGCGCCACCAGCTCCGCCCCCGCCGGCAGTCGTGTTGCCGCCACCGCCGCCGCCGGCGCCAACCCCGCCTTTCCCGCCGCCCGTGCCGCTAACACTGGTACTCGACCCGCCGCCGCCGCCGCCGCCGCCCAGGCCACCGTCGCCGCCAGGCACCGCGCCGCCGACATTGCCGCCGCCACCGACAAAGCCTTCGAACGGGAATCGAATCAAGGCGTTCGTTGGATTGAGTGCCGCACTAGTTCCAGTGTTTGCAGGGATCGCGCCAAGGATGTTTGGGGCACCATTGCCGGTAGCTGCGCCAAAGGCAGACCCGCCGCCGCCCGATGGGCCGCCCGGTCCAGTGAGTCCCCCACCGCCGCCGCCCGAGTTGAGCGCGCCATTGCTGGCGGCACCAGTGCCACCAGCACCAAGCTGCGATCCGGCGCCGCCCCCACCGCCCCCGCCGCCGGTCGCACCGGACGCATACGCCCCGCCCGCACCGCCGCTCGATTGCAGGAACCCGCCCGAGCCCGTTCCGCCCGCACCACCCGTACTTGACGTACCGGCACCGCCGCCGGTTGCCGAAATCGTACCTCCGGAGGACGCAGCCGAGGACGTACCGCCTGCGACGCCAGCATTACCGCCCGCACCGACAACAATCGTGATGGTCGACCCCGGCGTGACGACCACTTCGTCGATGGCGAAGCCGCCACCACCCCCGCCGCCACCGCCAGTAAAGCCGCCGCCACCACCACCGCCGACACGACGCCGCATCTTGGTGACGTTGGCCGGTACGGTCATTGAGAACGTGCCGGGCGTGCCGAACACGGTATAGCCGCCCTTGCCGTAGTAGCCGAGGAAGCCTGCCGGGGCGTTGTTGTTGACGACATTCGAGAGCTGGGTGCGCCCGATGAGATCGCTGAGGTAAGTCATTAGATAAGTCTCCAGTCAGAGCCGTTGTACCAAATCTTGAAAATCTCGCCGCCGATGTCCGCGACCAGCGGATCGGTCGAGCCGAAAATCGTCTTGCCGTTGCCGTTCAGGGTGAGCGGGTTGGTGCTCCACGTTCCAGTCGCGTCCGTGAACTCCATCGAGGCACCCGTGAGCGGCGCTGCCGGTAGGGTCAGGGTGATCGGGCCGCCCGATGTGTTCACGAGGTACGAACCAGGACCGATCGTGGCCGAGCCGGTAACGTAGGTTGCGGACGCCACGCCGCCCGGTGGACCGCCGTCCTTCACCGTTCCGGTCGTGTCATCGAAGATCGCGATGTTCCCCGAGACCACGCTGCCGCGCACCGCTGCGACCACGCCGGTGCCGGCCGAGCTGTTCGCCATCGCCGCCGTTCCCAGCACCGTGTCTTCCAGGTGAAAGCTGGTGCCGTCGAACCGCCCGGTGATGACGACTCCTGCGACGATCTCACCGCCGGTCAGCGCGACTGGGCCGGTCGGGCCGTCTTTCACGATCGGATACGGGCCGAGGCCACCGATGGTGACCGTCGTCGCGCCTGTGTTCGTGAAGCCGGCCAGCCATGCCAGCGCGGTGCCTGAGGTCATGGCCGACAGCGAGCCGGGTGCCGTCAGCGTCTGCACGTTGGCCGAGCCGGTCGCGGTGCCGCACCAGACAGAGAGGCCGGCGGGCAGGTTCGCCAGCGGCAGAATGCCCTGCACCTCGGTGGCCAGGTTGATCTTCGGCGCCTGCCCCGGAGCGCCGCTATGGTGCGAGGCGAGCAGGCCGGCGAGGAACGGGGCGTTGTTCGCAACCGCGATGTTCCCGGAGACGATGCTGCTGGCGCCATTCGCCACGGTGACGACGTAGGCCGCGATGAAGCCGCTGTCCGGGCTGGGTGTGGCCTGCGAGCCGGTTGCCGCCGCGGCGCCTGCCTTGAGCTGCACCACGCACTGCCCGCTGCGCACCGTCATGCTTGGCGATCCGGCGCCCGCCGGTCCGACGAACGGAACGGCAGGATTGCTGGCGTTGTAGAACTGGAGCAGCGACGAGCCGGTGTCGTTCTCTTGAAAGCCGACCTGCACCAGGTAATTGATCGACTGGCCGGCGGTCGCCGGGGCAGGGCAGTTCAGCGTCACTGGGTCGAGCAGAATGCCCTGCTTGAGAATCTGGTGCGCGGTATCGGCAGCCAGCGACGAATAGGCGGTGCTGTCGATGTTCGCCATCTGATAAATCTGACCAGCGCCAACTGTCACGGTCAGGCCGGTCCCGGGCGTGCACGGCAGGCTGTGCAGCACAGGCCCGGTGCCGAGAATCGCGGAAGCCAGCTTGGCCAGTCCGATCATCGCGAACTTGTTGGTGTTCAGGACATCGGTTTCGAGCGGCACCTGTCCGAGATAGACCTGCATTCGGTCCATATGTGCTCCTTCAAATGAAAAGCCCCGCGCGCAGCGGGGCTGTGGTTGATGCGGTTGGCACTCAGTTCGAGATCGCGGTCCAGATGACCGTTCCCGCAGGCTTCACGGCGTCGATGGTGGCATAGATATCGGCGTCCGTCGCTGCGTAGCCGGACCCCGCCAGCGGCCGGTACGCGGTCACGAAGGCCTGATATGGGCCTTGCCACGCCGAGCCGTAAGCGCCGCGCACGCCGTAGCCGTACAGATAACCGTAGGCGCCGGTGTCCAAGGGGCGTCGCAGCTCGATCACCCGCGGCGTGCGCCCAGTTAAGTCCCTGAGCGCCTTCACCATCGCGTCGTGCGTCGCGCGCTCGCGTAGCAGGTTGCCGAGGATGACCGTCCGGAACGAGTCATCGCTCTGGCCTGCTTTGCGAGAGACGCTCGACCCGAAGTAGTCGGCCGCGATCATGTCGAGCCAACCTTCGGTCGCGGTCGAGATGCGGGTCTGCATCTTCGCGTAGACGTAGAGCCCGTAGACGAAAGCAGCTGCGTTTGCGTAACCCTGCAGTACAGCCGTGACCAGCGTCGCGTCGTCGTTGAACCAGCGCGGCAGCAGGGCGCGCAGGCGGCCGAGCATGTCCAGCTTGTCACCGGTTGCTCGCGTGATAATCGTCATGCTGCGCTCCTGCTCATGTCAAGGCGCACCCATGCGGTACCGCTGCCGCCCGATGCCAGCGGCGCGACGGCGAACGTGATCGTTTCGCGGTACCCGTCAAATGAACGGGTGTAGTCCTTGGTCGAGCCTTCGCGCTTCGGGGCGCCTACTGCCCACAGGTTCGTGGCGGTGAAGCCGTATGGCAGTGTGTAGCTGATTTGGCCTGGCGTGAAGTCGAGGTCGACCGTTATGATTTCCTTGGTCCTTGCCCACCGCAGCTCGTCACGTCGCCGTAGTTCGTCGCGCAGCTGCATCGCCGGTTGCACGTAGCGCGCCGCGTTCTGGCCTCCGGTGATGTGCGCGCCAAGGGCGGCCGACAGCGCCGTGACCGCGCCCACCGACGTCGCGCTGCTCTCCACGCGCTGCAGACCCTTAAATGCCGAGCGGCCCCAGCTGGTGCCGATATGCAGTAGGTCGGCGGTGTCGTCGTAGGCAAGCCCGGTAACGTTGGTGCTGGTGCCATCTATCGTGCATTGCGCGCCCGGCTGGAACAAGGCCAACTCGTCGCGGTAGATTTGGGCGATCTGGTCTGCCGACGGAGCTGTGGCGGAAGCGCGCCAGAGGGAGAGGGAGGCCGTGGACGCCGGGGCGCTTCCATCCAGCGCGCAGCCAAGGCGTGCCTTAGCGTTAGCGTTGGACAAGCTGCCTGCGGAATTAACGCTGGTGAGGGACGCCGCCAGCACGCCGTTCTGATACAGGTAGAGCTTGCCGCCAGTGCGCAGGAGACAAACGTGGGTGTACCCCGCACCCTGAAGGATTTTACCGCTATAAACGTTGTCGTATGTGGTGTAGCCCACCGTTCCGACGATGGCCCTCAGGTCGTGCGCCACTGCGTCGAGTCGCAACTCGATGACCGCGCCGGAAAACGCGGGGTCGCAGCGAGAGAACAGGACTTCCGAACTCGCGGAAGTGGTGCTAACCCAGCCCATCACACAGAGGTCACCCGTTCCGAAATCCAGATCGCTGTTGTAAGGCTGCTCGAGGTAGCTGGATACACTGAACCCGCTGAACGCAACAAGCTGCGCGCCAGTGGCAATAGCCGCTTTGGTCAGGCTGCCGTTGATCGTCAACCCACGTTTTTTTACGCTACGGTCGGGGACGGCGAGTTTGACGCTGATGTTGTCGAACAGTGAAGTAACACTGGCCGTTACTACATTGTTATAGAACGACAGGTAGACGGTGGAGACATTCGGCGTAATGTCAACTGAATAAGTGCCGGCTACTCCTGGGATAACCAACTGCGCAAATGCCGAGGTGCCGATTGAGCTGCCAACGTTCAACAGAGCTACCGGGCAGGTGCCGGGGGTATAGTCAAAAACGATTTTGTAAGTTCGACCCGGTATTACAGTGAGGGCTTGGTAGACACCTCCCGCATGGCTGCCGGTGTTATCGCTCGTGATCTGCAGCTTTCCACCGACGGCAGCAATGGTTGAGAAGTTGGTTTCGCTCCACCCGCTCGTATCCGTAGTGAACGTCCCGTTCGTGACCAGCTCGCCGCTAGCGCTGACCACTTCGGCCACAGTGTCGGCCAGCCAGGCGCCGCGAATGTCGCCAACCTGCCAGCCGCTATTGTAGGCATTGGTGATGAAAGCCGACATGCCTTTTTGTGGGGAAGCCGGATTTTCCTTGAGCAGCGTCAGCGCCGTCGATCCGCCTGCGGCGTATGAGTCCTTGGTCGAAGTGCCACAGGCCAGCGCGGTAGCGAGCACGTAGGGAATGTGCGTCAAGTCGTACTGTGCCGACTGCACGAAGGTCGCGGAAAGGTACGCCGGGTACTGGATAGGGCACACGCCATTCACGTACTCGCGCACCAGGGTTTTACCAGCGAACCATACAGCCTTGGTGGACGACGTTTCGGAAGCGTTGACCACCGTGCCATCGTGCTTAAGTACGCTCATGCCGGCGCTCGTCGCCACGGCGACGGTTGGCGCTGCCAAGCCGGTAGATGGATCAATCGGCGCATCGGGCAGCACGGTTGCGGCGACGTCGTTAACAAACTTGCTGATGATGGTATAACCGGCGTTTGACTGGGGGTAGCCCTTGCCGCTGTTGCGGTCAGCGATGCGCCCCCGATACAGGCCACCAATCGCGGCATCGAACTGCGACAGGCGGAACGTGTCGGCCAGCATGGAGGCCGTCATCAGCGATCCGTCGGTCGCATTGTTCGATCCGATCAGGATTGTTCCATTGACCGCCGTGACTGAGCTGAGCGTGCCGATGGCGATGGCATTGCCAGTCGAGTAGGAGGTCACGCCAACGGCGAACACCATCCACATCGGCAGTTCCGGGTGGGTGGCGTCATAGACGATCACGCGGCTGGATTCGGCCACGATCAGAGCCAGCGCCGGAAACTCGCGCGTGTTGCCGCGCCAGGTCTCCGTGATCGTGCCCGGAGCGGTGAACAGGTAGAACTTACCATCGACAGCCGACTGGTAGTAGTCGCCGGTCGTGGATCCAGCAGCTATTGCGCCGGCCAGGTTGGCTTGATAGCCCATCCAGCGCCCCGAGGGCAGCACTTCGTTCTCCCAGCTGGTGTGCCTGCAGCGCTTGCGCCATACGCCGCCGTCGCTGTCGCGCCTGGTGTCGTACAGGAACACGTCGACGATAGAGCCAACATGGAACTGTTTGCTAATGGCCGACAGTTGCTCGTTGGGCGCCGTGCCTGCCTGCCAGGCTGCAATGGCGGCGTCGCGCGCGTTGTTGGCCTGGACTGCACTCGATGCCGATTGGTTCGCATAGCCTTGCGCATCAGAGCGGGCCTGTAGCGCGGCATTGATGTTAGCCTGTTCATCGACCGGGTCATACAGCAGCAAGTCAGCCACGACGATCGTGTCAATGCCGCCGCCGGAGATCGTGAGGACGTAGCGCCCGTTGGCCGCGTAAAAGCTGAAGTTTCCGTACTTGTCAGCGATTGCGACGTTCCCGGTGATCGCGGTGATGCCATTATCCGAATAGAGCTGAGCCGGCGTGCCGTCCAGGTTGGTCACTGCGATGTTCGCGTACGGGACTGCGCCGATGCTGGTGTTGACGACGCTATTGGTGCAATGCTGCATTACGCGCTCCAGGTGGTTAATTGATGGTAATAACGCCGGCCTTGATGACCGAGTAGGTGTTTGCCGTGAGGTCTGCCGTGCCGCCGTTCAGGGTGATGCCGGTGACGTTGGTCACGCCTGGGGAGGCGTCGTAGGCGGCTTGCACGAGGCGCGTGTAGGGCAGCGTCTGGCCGAGTTGCAGTCCGTTGACCAGTGCGAGCAGCGCGGCCTGCACGGTCGCCTTGGTCGAGGTCGCGTCGTAGCCACTGGCAACCGTCACGGTCATGGCGATGTTGGCCGTAACCACCACGGGCGCGTACACAGCGAACGTCGAAGTCAGCGGGCGCACGGCGTCGATCGCGTTGCTCACCTGCGTGATCAGGGAGGAAGGCGGAACACCGGTACCGTCGTCCACGACCGCGAAGAAGAAGCCCAGTTGCGTCGCGCCGGCATAGGTCTGGTTCTCGACCAGTGTGTAGTGCATGCCCGGCTGCACGCCGGTGATCGCGGTGCCGATCGCGTTCTTCGTGGCTTTCGACAGGCTGGCAATGTAGCCGACGAAGCGCCGGCGCAGCGCGGGGTCCTTTTCCTCATCCTGCCCGCTGGTGAAGGCCACCGCATTACTGACGGTGTCCACGTAGGGCACGGCGGAAGCAAGGGTGTTAATCTGGCCCGCCGCCGCGTTCGCGCCGGCGCCGGGCGTGTTCGCCTGCACCGTGACTTGCGCGCTGGAGGTGCCGACCGGGATCACGTAGACGCCCAGCGTTGCGTTGTACGCGCTGTTCGAAGCGTCGGCCACCACGCTGTAGGCCTGCGTGCCGTCGGCGGTCTGTACGGTCGTGCCGAGCGGGATCGTGGCCTGTATCGTCGCGGTGAAACGCGCGAACGTCACCTTGCCGGTGGCGGCAATGGCGGCTAGGCGCGCGAGGCCGAAATCCTCAACGAACGTGTCGAGGTCTTTGCCGTTCGACGTCGCCGCGCGCGTGGTCGCCAGCAGCTGCAGGATCAGGCCTTGCAGCCACAGGATAACTGCGGCATTGGCCTCGACGATGGCACGCAGTACCGAGCCGACGGTCAGGTCGATCAGCGTGCTGGCGCCGGCCTGAATCGCCGCGACCTGCTGCGACACGAGGGTAGGGAAGTCTTTGGTGGTAATGGGCATGGTCTACCGATTCACGTCGAAAGAAAGCACCTGGGCGGACTTCGTGACCGAGTCCGTGTACTGGATGTTGACGGCGACGCCGTTGGGAATCACGGTCACGCTGATTTGCGGCGGAGGCACCTTGGCTACGGCTTCCTCCAGCAGGATCTGGCCTCGTATCAGCGCCGTGATCTTGGCCACATCCGTGACCGTGCCGATCATCTGGCCCAGGCCCGCGCCATACTCGGGATGGAACAGGTATTCGCCGGGATTCGTGAGCAGGCGCCGCAGCACGCGCTGTTGACCTTTGGTCGCTCCGTCGATCTGCTGCAAGTCGCCAGTGATCGACGCGGAGAGGTCCGAGCCGACGTAGTGGTTGAGGTCGTTCATCAGGTGATCGTCCCGTTGTTGCAGGTGTCACCCCGGCTGTCGACTGTGTGGACGACCGCGTTGCTGGTGATCTCGTCGACGATGCCCTGGCATAGAGCCAGCAGCATCTGGTCGTGGTACGACTGCGCCGTAGTAGCGTCGCTGGTCTGCGTCGCGCCGATTGCAGCCATGTACGTGTCGATGCGGCCTTTCAGGCTCGCTGCGGAGAGGGCCATTATTTGGATGCCTTCACGGTGGAGGAAATCATGACGTGCGGCTTGCCGGTGAAGGCGCAGATGCAGTCCTTCTGCACCACGCCGCCGGCGCTGCTTGCCCCGCCGCCCTTGTGGGTGATCGAACCTTGCGCGTCCACTTCGGCGTCGCCCTGCACGGTCGCGGTCAGGTTGCCGCCCACTGTCGCCGTCAGGTGCGAACTGGATGCCAACTCGACCGTCCCGTCGTTGTGGAACTTCAGCATTGAGCCTGACTTGTGCACGAGCCAGAATTCGCCACTTGGCGCGGCCAGCGGCCGGTCCTGGTCGTTGAAGAAGCGCATGCACGCAAACGCTGCCTCGGCGCCGCCCTGCTCGAACTGGATTTCTACCGAATCGCCCACCGATGGCGCGCAGAACATGCCCCATCCGTTGCCGACCCACGGCGACAGGAGTGGCAGCCAGCCGGTCTCGATGGTGTCCTCCGGCTGTAGTTTGACCTTGACTGCGTAGTGGTCGGGGTCGTAGCTGGTCACGATGCCGGTCTTCGGCAGTGCCGTGTCGCTGGCCGCCATCTGAGCCTGCATACGCATAATGTTGTGCAATCGGTTCACGCAAGTACCTCGGACTCTGGGCTGTGATTCTTGGCCGTGACGCGCATCGTGTAGCCGTCACGCACGCTCAGCGCGCGCACGATGCTGTCCGGGTAGTAGGTCTGGTCGAACGCCGTGCCGGTGCCGGATAGGTCGATCAGCGTTCGCATCGTCAGCAGGTTGTCGCCCGGGAGCTCCGCGCTGATCTTCATCTCGTGGGCGGACAGCTCGCGTAGGCGCTGGTTTGCGTAGGCCTGCGCCTGTTCCTTGGTAAGGCCTGGTCGCACGAAGCTGTAGACCTGCTCAGGTCCGGCTGCCGGCGCGCTGCCGCGACCGATCGCCTTTTTCGTGTGCGTGGCCTGCGCCTTCACCGTGAACCCCTTCTTCTGCATCGTGTTCCAGCTGCGCACGTAGACGATGATGTCGTTCGCCAGCGTCAGGTTGCGGCTGCAGACCAGGCGCTTGCCGTTGAAGGTCGGCGCGCCGCCATCTGCTGTCGGCGACACCCAGCGCAGCGCGTACTGCTCCGCGCCTGGCTCGGCCTGCGGCTCGAAGTGCAGCTCCTGGCCGGCCACGTAGACCGAGAAGCCTTCCTCGTGCGCGAGCCAGGTCAGCAAGTCCCATTCGCTGCGGTTAAGCGGCACGCGCCGGTTCTCGATCTCGTAGTAGCTGCCGACCTTGGTGCTGGTCGCGGTGACGACCGGCGTCATGCCGTGGCGCTGCGCCAGCGTGGTCGCGATCTGGCTGGCCGTCTGGTTCACGAACTGCTCGTAGGTCTTGGCGTCGATGAACGCGGCTGTCAGGTCGCGGCCGGTCACCTCGATGACCGTGCCGCTTGCGTCATAGGTGATCTCGTCCACGCGCCCGTAGATGAAACTGTCGAGGTCCGCAGCGGTGAAATTCTCCGGGTCGGCCGGGAAGCCGGCGAGCAGCTCGATGTGGATTGTCGACTGGCTTGCCCACCACGCCGGGCCGTACTCGCTGGGCAGGGCCGAGACGGCAAAGCTGCAGCGGAACGTGTCGGCGTGGAAGAACACGTTGTTCTCGACCTCGAACTCGAGCCAGCCGGGGACTGCGGCACCGTTGATCCTGACGATGCCGCGCGGCTGGCGCGCCTCCGAAGCTGGCGACGGGTTGTTGACGAACTGGTTCATGCGGCAAACACCCCTTTGACCCCCTCGGGGAGGGCAGGAATCTTGATCTTGTTGACGCCAACGAGCTGCGGGTCGGTCAGACCGTTGGCGCGGGCGATGCCGGTCCATTCGCTGGCGTCGCCGTAGTGAGCCGCCGAGAGCTGGTACAGGTTGCCGCCGGCGGTCACGACTTGCTGGCCTGATGCGCCGACGCTGATCACGTTGGCGCCGATCCGCCCGACCACCGACTGCAGCTGGTACAGCACCGGCAACTGGGTCATGGCCGTGACCTGGCCTGTCAGCCTCGCTGCCTGCTGCGCGATCGGGTTGTTCGGCAGGATGCCGCCGACCGTTGCCACGTTCGCGATCGTGTTGGCAGACGACGCGATCAGCGTGTTGACCTGCGCGGTCACGGCGCCGACCGGGGCGAGCACGCTGTTGATGGTCGACTGCGTCGCTTTCGCGAAGCTGCTGACCGCGCCCACGGCGCTGCCCAGATTGCCGAGCAGGCCGGAGAGCGTCGAATCACCGACCTGCGCGCCGAGACCCGTTGCCGTGGCCATGTCGCCGCGGATCGCATCGTCGATGTTCGACTGAGCGCCCGCACCAGGCCGCGTCTTGTCCTGAATGACGGTGCAACGGATCGTGTACGGGATTTGGTAGCGGCGCTCAAAATCGGCGCGGAACGACGCGATCACCACGCGATACGAGAGCTCGGACCAGCTCAGGTCGAGCGGCAGTCCATCGGCGCGCATACCATCCAGAAGTAGCGCCCGCGCCAGAGCCTCGCCACCGACGAAGATTCCAGCCCACTCCATAGGTGCGTCGTTACGACCCATGGAGTCGACCACGCGCGCGCCACCTACCAGGTTGTGTTCGATGAGCTGCTGGTCGCCGCCGAAGTTGATTTTCTCGGGAATCTCGTGGCCCGAGAACATGAAGTCGCCGCGTGTGGGCGAGCTCAATACCAAGATGGTATCGGGGTTGCTTGCCATGAATTACCTCACCATTGACGGGGACATGAAGCCCATGCGCGGATCGACGCCGCTCACGCCCGACGCCGGCCGCATGGACTCTTGCGCGACACGCTCGACCACGTCCCGCGCGATCAGGCGTCCGTCCAGATACGTGTTGTTCACGATCTGCAGCGGCTGCGGTTTCGGTGCGGCGTAGGGCGCCGGGGCGGCCGGCGGGCGCTCGCTGCCGCCGGTATGGATCGCGACGGGGCGCTGCTGGGCAGCGGCGATAACCGGTGCCGCGCTGCCGAACGGATACCAGCGCGGCGCTTCAGCGACAGGCGGCTTCGCGCTGTTGAGCGCCGGTCCGAACTGGTACCACTCCTTTCCGGTGTTCTGTTTGATCGCGTCGCGCGCGTCCTTGCTGAACGGGGCAAGCAAGTGCGCGATGAAGCCCCCCAGCCAGGTCTGGAACTTCGTGCCGCTGACGAAGGCGTCGTTGAACCAGGTGCCGAGCTTCCAGCCGGCGAAACCGGCGCCGATCGCGACCAATGTGGAACCCATCGTCGCGAGGCCGACAACGCCGCCGATCGCGCCCAGGCCTCGCCCGATCCACGCGATGGCTGGTCCGAGCTTCAGCAGGCCGGCAAGCCCGCCGACGCTGTTGAACATCAGCGCCAGGCCGAGCCCACGGAACGCGGCCGACAGCAGGAGCACGGAGCCACGCATCATCAGGCCGCCCGCCAGCAGTGCCAAGGCACCCGCCAGCAACCTAACGCCAGTCTGGTTGCGATTGATCCAGCCGTCAGCCCAGCGCAGCGCGCCGGTCAGCTTCTCGACCCCGGAAATCGCGTAGGGCAGCACAGTATTGCCAAGGTCATTCATCACCTTAGCCCACTTCGCGTGCAGGTCGACCTCCTTGCCGGCCAGCGTGCTGCCCGCTACTTTGGCCGAATCGTCTACGCCGCGCGCCTTGTTCCAGGCATCGACCGATCGGTGAATGGTGGCGAGCTGCCGGTCGATCAGCGAGAACATGGCGCCGCCGGTGCGCCCGAAGATCATGATGTTCTCGCGGGCGCGCTCGGCCATGTCCAGCCCCTTGCCGCCGTTCATGCGCGAGTACATCGGCAGGATGTTCTTCTCGTAGAAATCGACCGGGTCGCGGGAGAAGGTCGCCATGTCCTTGAGCGGGTTGCCGTCGAAGCGCTTGATGCCGCCTTGACTGTTCCACTCGATCTTGTTTTTGTCCCAGATGCCGTTTTCGGCCAGCAGATGCGCTACCTGGTTCGGGATCCGCACGCCGCCCACCAGGCGGTTGAAGGCGGTCATCCAGGCATTGCCCGCAGTGCTGCCCTTGAGCTCGCTGATGATCGGTTCGAGCTTGCCGAACAGCGAGGCGTCGGTAAGGCCCTGCGCCGCCACACCGCCGCGCGCCATGAACTGGCGCAACTGCTCCCAGTTGACGTTACCGCCGGATGACTGGATCGCCTTCCAGCCGGCGTCGCTGATCGCGTTGAACGTGGCCGCGTCCTTCAGGCCTCCGCGCATCTCGATGAAGCGCAGCATGGCCAGGCTCTGCGTGTGCATCTTGGCCTTCGATTCGTCGTCCAGTGCCGCGGTCGCGAACTGGATCTTGGCCAGCATCGGCGCTGCGATCTTGGCGCCTTCGAGCGCGTGCGCGCCCGGCAGGCCGGACTCGCGGAACACGCCCTGCGCCTCGGTCATTAGCTTCATGTTCTCGACGTAGCTGGTGCCCATCGTGTCCATCGCGCGCACGAAGCGAACGGCGTCGGCGTTCTGCGCGTCGGACAGGCCTAACAGCTTGAACTTGCCTACCTGCTGCTCGAACTTTTTGGCTTCTTCGAGCGGCGCTTTGAATAGTGTTAGCATTGCAACACCAGCGCCGAGCATCAGACCGCCCTTGAGAGCATCGCGCTGGATGGAGTCGATGCGCTTTTGCAACTGGGTTGCCTGCGCGTCGGTCGCGGCGAAATCGCGCGCCATCAGGGCCAGGCCGCGGCTGACGTGATTCGTCAACGACAGGGTGACCCCGATCTTATAAGCTTCGAACATGGCAATCCTTGGGGGAAAGATGAAACTGCTGCACAGGCTTCAGGAAAGGCTGGCTGACCGGGTGTCGTTCATCCAGTACCCGAACATCCGCCCCGCGGACGAGAACACGCGCACGGCGTCACGCACTGGCATCCGCTTCAGGCACGCGATGCCGCTCGGCAAGAGAATCGATTTGCTTCTGATGTCGCTTGGCTTGCTGGCGGTTGGCCTCGCCGGACTCACTGTGGTTTGCTTCCTCGTCTACGCCGTCCTATTCCAAGGCAGTTAGCGTCACGCCCGACCCGTACAGCAGCCCCTTCGCCACCGCGGCGCCCAGCGTCTTCTCGATCAGCGGCTTGTTGCGGATCGCGGCCGGGCCCAGTACCGCGCGCGGCGGAATCGTCGGCGTTCCCAGTTCCTGATAGACCATCACGTCGCTGTCCGAGCCGATCACGGCTTCCGTCCCGCTGACCTCGTGGCTGATCGCGTCACGCTCCTTACCTGATCGCAGCAGCGGATCGTCCGGCGTGTAGCCGAGGCGCTCGCGTTCGTCCTGCGTGCTCTGGGCCAGCGGCGCCCATGCCGCGAAAGCGCCGACCTCGCCCTGGTAGACACCGAACTCGGATTTGGCCGTTGCCTCGATCGCGGTCGCGCACTTCTTCAGGCCCCGATGCAGTTCGAGCGCGACCGCGGCATCCATCGCGGCCAGGTGCGTGATGAACCCGGCAATGCTGGTGAATTCCTTCATTTGTCGTCCTCGAACTGCATCGTGTTGAAATCGAACTTGGCGCCGCCCTGCTCGGAGAAGATGATCGACCAGCCAGCACGGGTCACGTCGTCAAGCCCGAACGCCACATCGAACGGCACGCCGTGCTTCACCAGGAACAGGCATTCCCGGATCGGCGCGGACGTTACGACTTTTTTAGCGCGGCCTTGTCCGCCTCCGGATCGGTCGTGCCGAAGTGCTCCTGCACGCCCTGCATTACCGCCTCGACGCCGTGCTCGTCGAGTTGCTGGATCAGTGCCTCGACTTGCAGCTTGCTGGCCGGCTGGAACACCGGCAGGTCGTCGACCGCGGTGACGTAGATCAGCGGCAGTACCATGCCCATGTAGACCTGGTTCTTGGCCGATTCGCCCAGCACCTCGACCAGCCGGAACTGCGCGAGCACACCGGGCTTCTTCAGCTTGATGACGCGCCCGGCCGAGTCGGTGACTGTGAACTCCGCGATAGCCTTCTGGACGACGTCCTGGCTTGGCCTGAGGGTGAGTTTGACGTCGTCCATTACGACACCTTGATCCGGCGGGAGGCAACGAACTTGAGCTTCTGTTTGACCGAGTCGTCACCCTTCCAGCTGCCGGTGTCGTCGGGCGTGAGCAGCACGTCGAGGTAGCGGTACTGCGTGATCGCGCCGCTGACCTCCTGAATGGTCTCGGTGATCGAGATCGGCCGCTCGTTGACGCCGGCGTAGTAGTTGGCCTCGACCTGCGCCCAGTAGTCGTCCAGCGTGCTGTCCTGGCGCTCGATGTCGAAGCTGCCGGACCAGCCATCCGGGAAGCGTAGGTGACGGGTGATGCCGTCGAGCCCCTTGATCTTCTTGTCGGTGGTGTCCGGTTTGCTCTGGAAACTGGTGATCTGGTTGAAGGCGATCGGGCCGTTGGGACCGACGATGCACAGCGAGTGGTCGCGACCGACCGAATAGCCGTTCAATGGCATGTTGTTCTCCTTCTAAAGCGGGTTAAGCCAGCGCGACCGACTGGCGGCTGATGGTGACGGACTGGCCACCCTCCATGTTCACGATGAACTTCTCGACCACCGACAGGTACTGCACCTTGACGTCGGCCTGCATGTAACCGAGCGCCACGCGCTGCTGCGGGTTGTTGCTGCCGTCGAGCTGCACGCTATACGGCTGGGTGCCGCTGGCGTTGCCGATCATGCCTTGGCGCGCGAGGCCATCGAGGAACGACGACAGGGTCGCGGCGGCATCCTGGCGCAGCGTCGGCGTCTGCAGCTTGCCGACGAAGATGCCCAGGCCGGCGTTCAGGGTCGACGCGATGTAGTTGGTCATGCGCGTGTAGTTGTCGCCGTTGATCACCGGGTTCGAGCTGCTGTTGTGGCCGAAGCGCACGCCAAACATCGCGCCCGCCGGGATCGGGTTGGTGATCACGTCGATGCCGGCAGCCACCAGGGTGCTCAGCTCGGCGTTCGAGTAGGCCTGATTCTGGTAGCTCTTCTGCGTCCCGACGATGCCGTACAGCGGCTTGTTCAGGCTCGACTGCTCCGGCGACAGGTTCGCCAGCCGACCGGCGACGAAGCCCTGCGGCGAGATCAGTCGCACCTGGTTGTTGACGGTATCGTTCCAGTAGATCCAGTCGCCCAGCAGGTACTTGAACGCATACGAGTCGATGCCGGCCGTGTTCTTCGTCGTCACCGCGCCGCTGATCGTGTCACCAGCCGGCGTCACCCCGATCATGTAGGTGCCCTCGGCCAAGCCGTAGGCGACCTGCGCGGCGAAGGTCGTGGTGTCGTCCACGTCCGCGAGGAACGCGATCGCGGCGCCGGTGTTGCGCAGCGCGTACATGCCCTTGCGCGGGACGGTGTCCTGGCCGATCAGCACGGCGCCGGTGATCGTGGTCGCGCCGTCGGTGCCGCCGGTCATGGTCGCGCTGGCGGTGCTGGCCGAAGCCGCGCCGAGGTTATCGAACACCTCCGGCACCTGACCGGGCAGCTGGATCGTTACCTTTGTGCTGGTCGCCTTGCTGCCGGCGCCGATGGCGGCAACGATCGAGTTGCCCAGGGAGCCGGTGTATTTCGCCGTGATCGTGACGGTGGTGGTTGCGGCGGTTGCGACGACGACCTGCGACGGGCCGCGCAGACCGGATTGGCCGGCATTGATGGCGGCTGCAATCGCAGTCGCATCCCCAGCGGAAGCGGCGGTCAGCGTGCCCGTTGCAGCAACGTCGGTGCCGTCGGTCACGCGCACGCAGCGCAGGTTGTTCGCGCCCTGCAGCACAGCGGCGGCCACCTGCGTGCCCATGTCGTACTTGCGCACCTGGATGGCGCCGAACTTCTGTGCAAATTCGGCCATGCTGCCGACCGGCGTGGGCGAGTTGACCGGGCCCCACTGGGCGGTGCCGACGACACCGAGGATGTTGGTGGCCTGGCCGTTGAGGAATGCGGTCGACGGCGGCACGATCTGGACGTACAGGTCCGGGACGATGAGGGCGCTCGCGTTGAGCTGCCCTTGCTGGCTGATGGGCATTGCTGGCTCCTGAAAGGGGAGGGTGGATGGGATTTACTGCTGCGGAGCCGGTTCTGCCGGCGCGTCCGGGAGCTGCGTGCGGTTGACGCTGGCCGAGTTCTCGGACGCCAGCACGGCGCGGATCACCTTCGGGTCGGTGATCTGGTCGCCGCGCTGGTACTGGCCGAACGGCTCGGTGACGATCAGTGCTTGCTTCATGGTCTGCCTTTCTCAGAAATAGGTCGTGGTGATCGGTCCGTCCTGCGTCGCGCCATCAAGCCGGCCGGACGCGTTCAGCTGCGCCTGCGTGACCTGCGTCGCCGCGTCGGTCTGTGTGGTCGCGTATTCGACGCTGTAGATGAAATCGCGTCGGTAGAGCCTGGTCTTCTGCTGGCTATCGTTCTCCAGCGAGGAGTGGTAGCGAAGCCGCGCATTTTGGCCATCCGGCAGCAGGATCCGGTCGACCTCGGCCAGCGCCACGTCGACCACGCGGCTCACTGCTATGCGGCGCGCCGGCGTGTCGGCCCACACCGTGATCCGGAACTCGCGCTGCTGGCGCCGCAGTTCGCGTGCCACGGTACCGGTGACCCCGACCCGCGCGCCATCGATACGCGCACCGGGCGGCATCGTGATCACCGCGCCTGCGACGCCGATCCCGGTCACGCTGGCGCCGACCAGGTCCGCCAGTGCTTGCGCGATCGAGGCGAGCGTGTCGGTCGGCTGCACCTGATACGGGTGCGGCACGCCGTTGACCGTCAGGCTCAGCACGTGCGGCGTGAACGGCACTGGCATCGCGCCGCCGACCGTCACCATCTGGCCCAGCACGTCCAGCGTCAGCGTCGCCATGGACACCGACTGCTGTTCCCAGTCGCGCGAATAGCGGCTGGTGTTGCGCTCTGTCGCTGCTGGGAACACGCTTACATGGACCTTGCCGCTGGCCAGGTCGGCGTCGAGGCTCGGGGCCGTCGGCCAACCGGCGTAGACGATCACGGGTACGCCTGCGGTGGAAGCTTGCTTGGCGCCGGCCGGGTAAAGGGCGTCGGCAATTAGCGTCACCAGCGCGTTTTCTACGTCGGAGAGGTCGGCCATCTTGTTCGCGCCTTGTCAGCGTTCATGTGGATCGTCGCACAGCAGCAGGAGCACCGTCGCCTCGATCTGATTTGGCGACAGGCTGGTCGTAAAGCGCGCGCGCACAGTGCACAGCAGGTTCGGCACGCCGAGAATCCTGCTGTCGGCGTCCGGTGGGATAGTGCCGCCCGATATCTCGACCTGGATCGCTTTGCCGACATCGACCGTAACGTCGTTGTCGTAGGCAAGTTGCTGGGAGTTGACCACGGCGCCGGCGAACGTCAGACCACCCTGGTCGGCCCCGATACTGACAATCGAAGCGATCGTTTCGCCTGCCGCCAGCAAGCCGGTGCACACGATGTCGTAACGGCGCGCGTCGAACGTGCGCTTCTCGAGAATCTGGCCCATTACGTGGTCGTCCCGGTGGTACGCAGCGTCAGCGAGGTTTTGGCGGCCGCTACGCCTGCGTTGAGGGTCAGGTTCAGCCACACGCCTTGGGCGCCGGCTGCGTTCGGCGCGGCGCCGGGCGGCAGGTTCGCACCCGGCACGCCGATCGACTGCGGCGCGGCGCCGCTGGTGAAGGCAGTGATGCCGCTCGATGGCGCGGTCTGGCGGTTCGCGACCGAGCCGGTGTCGTTCAATGCGGAGCACAGGGCGATGTTCAGCGCCGTGGCGCCGGACGGGTCGACCTGCTTGATGATCGATGCTGTGGTCAGCGCAGTGCTCGCGTTGTTGTTGACCGCGAAAACCTTCTCGTAGTAGTTGCGGTTCGCGCCGCCCGCCACGTCGGCCGAGGCGTTGTAGAACGGCCGGCGTACCTGGGTGATCCGGTTCGGCAGGATCTCGAACAGCATGCCCTCGTTGACCGTGTAGGTGGTCGCGTTGGTCGGCACGGTGCCCCAGTCCCGGTTCAGGTAGACCGTGTCGCCGCTGATGGCGATGATCTGGCGCATCTGGTACTGCACGCCCGCCGGGCTGTTGTTCGTGGCGCGCACGATCTGGCCGAGTGCGACGCTCGCACCCTGGCCGGCCTGCAGCGTCATCGACGCCGGCGCGCTTGCCGTCGCTGCCGCCGCGCCCTGTGCCGTGCCGCTGGCCACCGCGGTAGTCGATAGCGCGCCGATGTCGCCGGTTGCGGCCGTGCCGCTTACGACGCCTTTCAGCAAACGCTCGAACGTCTGCGAGCCAGCCACCCCTGCGGTGCCGCTCACCGTCTTGGTTTCGGTCTGGATTACGCCGGTCGAATCGCGGCCAGTGATCGCAACCGTCACCGCGGTGTCGCCTGCCGCGGACGAGTAGTAGGACAGGGCGCCGGCGGGCGCGATGTCGCTAAACAGGATGCGCTTGCTAAAGTCGACCGCGCCGCCAGTGGTGGCGCCATCGGCGTCAGGCATGTTGGCCGAGCCGTAGTAGGCGATGTCTGCTTGCGTAACTGACATGAGTTTTCCTATCTCGTTGGAGTCCACACCGTCTTGCGTTCATCGGTACGCCAGGTGGTGCTGCGTGCATCGACCAGCCAGACATATCCTCTGGCGTCGATACTGAAAATCAGCGGATTACCCGGAACGAATGTCGAGTTTCCGGCGAACTCCGCTGGTGCACGCCCATCGGTCTGAAGCACGAGCAGCGTTTCACCTGGCGCCACCGCGTCGCCAAACATGCTGCGCAGCCAGTCGAGCGCGCCCTGCTGGTCGTCAATCAGGAGGGCATTGAATGCGACCGGGATGCGCCGGTCGCCGACGAGCGTCGCCAGCCATGCGAGACGGTGCACCGCGGTGGCGGCCAGGCCGGCGCCGAATTCCAGCGGTAGCACCGCCTGGGCCGTCACCATCAGAGCGCCGCTCCAGTCCGCTGGAATTGCGCAATCACGCGCAACCCCGGGTACCTGATCGATTACGGCTACACCGTCCGCACCAATGCTGCTCATCGCGGCAACCGGCACGAGCGCGTCTACGCTCGCGGCCCTGAGCCAGCTCGCCGCTTTGAACACGTCGAGGGAGAGTTGTGAGCGCCAATCTGCAGCGGTGGCCGAGTCCAGGGAAACTGCGGCCGACCAATGGGTACCGGTTGTGACATCGACCGCCCGCGCACTGGACCAGGCAGCGCACATCGCCGTGTCGCTGGTCACGGTATTCCCGCTCACCGTCCCAGAAGACCGCCGCAGGCCGAGCGGGCCGAGTCCTAGCGGGCGTCCGAGGCCGAGCGGCATTTACCCAGCGCTCTGATCAGCAGCCGCGATCGGGACGACGTACTCGCCGGCCAACGGGCACAGGATGAACGACGCGCCGATCGGCACATGCAGGCTCGCGGGGGTCTTGACGGGCCAGCCGCGGACCCATTCGCCCACGACGGTGCCGCTCGTGCAGTCCAGCGCACCCATGCCGACGCGCGCCTCGAGCGTGCACTCGGGCAGCGAGCATTGCAGCGAGAAGCTGATCACGGCGGCCTTGGTCGGGTCGTTCGCCTGGTAGGCGGTAGACACGTCCAGCGAGCGCGAGACAGGCACCCCGAAGTCGAATGCGAGGGCGAGGGACGACACAGCGGTCAGTAACAGCAGCGCGGCAAAGTGCTTTTTCATCGTGATCCTTTCGTGAGTTGTCGGGGGCTGGTCATTCCGGCCAGTAGGCCCCCAGGTCGTACTGGCTCGAACCGTCCCACGTCGCAATGGCGCTGTCGTGCGCCCACTTCGCGGTATAGAGCGCCTCGACGAAGTTGGACGCCGCGACGGCCAGGTCAAGAACCTGAGCCGGCGTCATTGAGTGCGAGCGGTTTTCTTCGTCGCGGAACCCGAACACCGGTTCGGTCACGCCTGCCGCTTGTGCCATGAGCGCGCGGGTTGCGAGGCCGTTGATGTTCAAGAGGTCCTGCTCGTTGCGGGTCTGGATGGTCCCCGCCTGGCCATCAGGGAACGTGTACGGGACCCCGAGCTGCTGCCGGCGGATTTGGTCATCTGCCACGCTGGCCCACAGCGCCTTGCGCTGACCCGGCAGCGGGTCGAAACCAGCGATGAACGCGAGGACCGCTTGCGGGTCGCTGGCGTACCATCGGCCGTTGTTATTTTCCAGCGCAAGCCCCGTAGCGGCTAGCGCTTCCCCGAGGCCATGGTACGTCCCGGGCGGGAAAGTAATCTGGTGGGCGTCGTCGTAGGTCATTTCACGAATATCGCAATTTGGTTGCCGGAACTGCGGGTAACGCCATTGAGCCCGGTGTCAGCGGTCGTTGGTGCCGCGCCGTAGGTCGCGTCCTTGTACGCTGACATCACGTCGCGGGTGTTGATGATGCCCGCGCCGCAGTTCGCGTAAGGGATCGCTGAAATCAGTTGAACTGCGGCGTCCGCCTGGACCATGAAGTAGTACCAGCCGGGCGGCAACCAGAACGGCGTCCCCAGCGTGATCGACTTCATGCCGGTAGCCGTGTTGATGCCGATTTGCGTCGCGCTGGTAAATTCCGTAATCAGCGCGCCTGGTACGCCATCCGCGCGCCATTCGTAGGCGCTGATGCGCACGTTACCCGTCGTCGCGACCGACCCGGCGATCACGCCAATGGTGCTGATCGGCTTGCCGTACGTGTACTTGCACGGCAGATAGTTTCGGCGGCCAGCGGTCAGGGTCGTGCTGCCAGCGTTGGTGTCAAGCGCCATCAGCGAGTTAGCCGGCGCGTACGCGTCGCCCCCGTAGTTGGGGACGCCCGGCAGCGCGGGCGACTGTGAAACCGCCGAGGCCCCGAAGGCTATCTCAATATTAGCGGCGGTATTGCCGAAGGTGAGTGCGCTCGGGTTGGCAACGTTGATCACGGCGCCGGTTGCGACCCAGGTCTCGCGCACGGAGGTGCGGGTGAGGACCTTGGTTGCGAAGTCAAACGTGCCGATCCCCCGCTCGTACTGAACCGGCGTCACCCTGGTGCTGTCGCTGTACTCGGTGGCCTGGTAGGCAACCTGTATCGCGCCGGATAGCCCCGGGATGTCGCTCGGCAGCGGGAATCCGGGAATGCGGACGCAGGTCAGCGCACCGGATCCACCAGTGCCGTCGTGTGTGCAGAGGAGTGCGTCGCCGTACATATCTATACCTCAAGCTGTTCGCAGGTGCTGGTGTAGCCCAGCGCGTGCGGGTAGGCGGCGATGATTCGAAACCGGCGCCCAAGGTCGTCGTAGATCAGGTCGTTATCGCGCACCAGCGTCGGGTCGGCCTGATAGAAAATCTTCCAGGTGGATTGCTGCCGGTCCATTGGCAGACCAACCTTGTTGTCGCGCCCGATCCGCGTGTTCTGGATCGATGCCTCGATGTCTTCGAGGATCACTTTCTCGTCGGCTGCGGTCACGCCGCCGTAGCCGACCGCGCCGACGCCGGTCTGCGGGGCGTTGCGCTTGATGGTGATCGTCCGGGGACGCAGCGCGTTCATGCAAATGCCCTCGCCACATACGGGCCCAGCATCGCCTTCGTGTCGGCGTCGAGCACGGTGTCCGCGAAGCGCTTGACCTGGGTATCGCCCGAGGTCAGTTGCTGGATGTTCCCGTTAAGCATGGGGAAGTTCGCTGCCGCGTTGATGATGTTGGCGCAGGCCTGCTTCACGGCCGCAGGCAACGTCGCGTAGGTGTAGCCGGCGACATACTGCAGGCGCACCTCGGAGAAGTAGGCCAGCAGCACGCCGGACGGGATCCATACCTTGCCGGTGTGCGGTTCGAAGCCCGCATGCGCGACGTCGAAGCCCTCCCACTGCGGCGGCCCGCCGAAATGGGTCATGGTGGCCAGCAGGTTGAAGTCGTCCATCGCGAAGGCGTTGACGCGCCCGCGCCGGCCGTAGCCGTAGCGGCCCTGTCCAGCGAGCAGGCGCAGAACCGGCGCGCGCGAGACCGCGGTCAGTGGTCGCCCCTCCGGCATGAACTTCTCCTCTTGAATGACCAGTCCGGCATCCAGCTGTGCGCCGGCCGCATGGGTGAGCGCCACCGATGCCAGGGTTACCTGGTTGCCGGACACCGCCGTGACCAGCACTGGCTCGACAAGCTGCGCATTGGCGCGGTCAAGGATCAACACCTTGCCGACCTCGAGCAGCGCCAAGGGGCCGTTCAAGGTGACGACCACGTTGCTGCCCGGGTTGATCGGCGCGACGCAAGAGAAGCTGGCCACCGGCGCCATCCCGGCCATAAAGCACGGGTTGCCGGCGGCGTCCGCCGTGTACAGCAGTCCTTCCGGACGCTGCAGGAAGCTGTCGATCAGGACCGATGCCGCTCGCACCTGGGCCCGGCCGGCACTCGGCGTGCCGTATGCTGACAGGTCGTCACCTTGTAGGTAAAGGTTCATATTCATCCCTGTACGGTGGCCGGCAGAATCAGTGCGGTTTCCTGCGCATAGCCATGGTCGACCAGCCAGCGCCCCAGGTTGTCGGGAACCGATGTGCGGCCGTGCATGAATTCGATGTTGAACATGCGCGGCTGCCCTTGCTCGTCCAGCCAGTCGCTGGGATGGTCGTTCGAGAGGCGCGCCGGCTGCACCTGCAGCCAATGACGGCCCGGCTTGTTGGGGCAGCCCTTGCGGTAGACATACATGGGGAATCCTTGGTGTGACGGGCCTACAGAAAGCCACTCCGGGTAAGGGAATGGCCTTGCATCGGCCCGCCGGGAATCAGGCGGTGACGCAGACCACCGCGTGGTTGTAGCTGGCACCCTTGGCGATGACGCAGTCGAACATCGCGCCGACGTGCTGGCCGGCGAGGTTACCGACCAGACCGAGCTGGAAGATGCGCGGCAGCGGGTTATCTTCCTTGCCCGAGATGTACGGGCGCTCGACATGACGCTCGCTCAGGATCACCGCGTAGTAGTTCTTCTTGCCGGCGGCCGGCGCCGTGAAGCCGTACTGGGCGGTGGTGTCGGTCGGGATGAACGAGTCGCTGATCAGCGGCAGCACGCCGGCCTGCGTCGAGATCGCCTTCACGGTCACGCCCGCAGCCACCTCCACGGTATCGAGGTCGCGGTGGAAGGTTTTGGCTTCCTGGTCGATCAGGTCGGCCAGCAGGGGGTTGATGTAGATCGCAGTCGGACGCACCACGAAGGTCTGGTTGGCCAACATGTTCGCCACCATCGTCTTTAGGCCGTCGATGATCGACGCGCCGGCCGCGATCTGGCTGGTCTGCGTGATCTGCGTCAGCAGGCCGACGTACTGGGTCGTGGTCGGCGTCGACAGGCTGGTGTCGTTACCGTTCCACAGCGCCTTGGCCGAGGCGACGACCACGCCCGAGGCGATATCGTCGATGTCCTGCGCCACGACCGATGCGAACTGGCCCTGCTGCTCGGTCACGTCCTGGTCGAACTTGCCGATGTTCGACTGTGCGGTGATCGCCTTGATCATCGCGGCGCGCTCGACACGGGTCGGGCCGGTAGCGCTGGTGGTGATGTTGCGCGGGTCGGTAAAGCCGCCGGTCGCGATCGCGGTTTGCTCGAAGTAGCGGTGCGGGTGGCCGGTGGCGCGGCGACCAGGCATGCGCTGCAGCGCTACCGACGTGCGGCGCACGACGTCGAGAATCTCGGATTCGAACATCGGCACTTCGACGGCGCCGGTGCCCAGTTGGTCGGCGGCGGCCGACAGCGCTTTGAATTCACCAGTCATGGTGTTTCCTTTCGAATGAGGTTTTGGAAGGGCCGAACGCTTACAGCGCGCCCTGCATCATCAGGCCTTGCTTGACTGCGATGCGCTTCGTGCGGTCCAGGCCCGCCTTGTCGAGCGCCGCGTCCACAGTGGCCACGTCGAGCTTTTCGCCTTCGCCCGGCATCGTGATGCCGGCCTTCGCGACCAGGGTCAGGATCGCGGGCGACAGCGTCTTGCGCTCGGGTTCCTGCGCGCCCTTGAACGCGGCGGCCTGCAGGTCGGCCACCTTGGTTTCGAGGCCAGCGATCGCGTCGAGCGTGGTTTTATCGGCGGCCGGTGCCGCTTGCGTGGCTGCGGCTGCGACTGCGACCTGGGTGGTCTGCGCGGCAGCAGCCGGTGCAGCAGCGGCGGTGTAGACGTAGCCCTCGATGCTGTACGGCACGCGGCCCTGGGCGGCGGCGGCTTCCATGTTGCCGGCCAGCTTGCGCAGCATGACCACGTGGCCGTATTCCGGGTCCAGGCCAATGCCGTCGGTTTCCATCGCATCAGCGACGGTCTTCAGCGCGGTGGCGTGCTCCTTGACGCGCTCGATGACGGCGGCAGCGGCCAGCGTCTTTTCGGCCGAGGCTTCCAGCTTGTCGAGGCGCGCGGACAGCGGGCCCAATTGCTCGGCCAGCACGCCGCCGAGGGCCGCTTTCAGTTCTTCAGGGGTCATATCAATCTCCATGTCCGCATGCGCGGCGAGTGAGGTGGTGGTATAGGCAGCCTTGGCCTTGTAGAGGACCGCAGCGCCCGTGAATGTGCAGCCACTGATCACCAACGGATCGGCATTAGGGGACTGAATAGCCGCTTGCACTTCGTACGAGAAGCCCAGGGACGCCTGTTCAGCCTGAATGCGCGCAACTTCCTCGGGGAAGTCGGCTGCGTAGAAAAAACCTTCGATCCAGAGCGCGTCGCCCTCGATGTAGGCAGCCTCGATCAAGCCGATCTTGCTCCGCTTGTCGTGCCCGTCGAGCTTGGCCGTGAAGTCGACCGCCATCCCGACCAGCGTGCTGAGCGACTTCGCCGCCACCGTGGTCGGCAGCAGCACGCGCTTGCCTTCGGAGCCGCCGGGCGGCTTGTCGCTGGCCGCATCCAGTCGCGTCAGGATGCCCTTGAACGGGTGCTTGTTCGGGTGCGAGCCGTCGGCAGCCGCCAGCTCGAGCGAGCCCCCGGCCAGCGTGAAGCGGCCGGGCGCCGCTTGCCAGCTCGCGGTATCGACGCCCAGCATCTCGGCACGCTCCAGAATGCGCTTGCGGGCCTCGTCCTGCGCGGCCGCGCTGAGGTCCATGCGCTCAACCATGTTCCAGGCCATGCGCACGTGGTCGGCATCATGGATCGGCATTGCGCGCTTGGTTGGCACGGCAAAGTCGCTGTCTGGCAGCGCATCCCGTGTTTTTCTCTCGAGTTTGGTCATTCCTGCCCCCGCGGGATCGGATTACAGGTGGTCGCGGAGGGCGCCCAGCAGCTCGGCCGCTTCGCCTTCCAGCATCGACGCAGCATCGGCCGCGTGCCGCTTCAGCTCGCTGACACGCACCTCCATGTTGTGCAGCACGCCCGCGCCGGCGTGATCACCGTTCTTTTCGGCCGTCGCGATGTGCTCTTGCAGCCGCTGCAGCAGGGTTATCGGCTTGGCCTGATCGGTATAGGCGACATCGGTGCCGGCCGCCTCCGGTGCTTCGGGTGCGCCAGGGGGCGTGCCGGCGGTGTCGCCAGACGTGGTATTCAGGTTCACATCCAGTTCGCCAGCGCCTTCAGCCGCGGCCTTGCCTGCGTTGCGTGCCATGTCAGTCCTTTCCTTTTGATTGAGCCGGCACGGCCGGCGGGAGATTCGGATCGTCGATTACCTGCGCGCCTTGCGCTGCGCGCGCCGCCACTTCGGCGTCAGCCCTGACCAGGTTGGCCCAGAACGAAGTCAGTGGCGGCCGTCCCCGCGACTCGCGGTATTCATTCGGCGTCGCCGCGTTGTTCTCGTACTCGATCGCAAACACTTCGGCCAGGTTCTTCTCGTCGTCCAGGTCCAGCCCGAGGAACGCGAATTCGAGCTGCGAAAAGCCGAGCCTTCCCTGTATCGCCTCGCGCGTCAGGTGCGCCGCGTACAGCTTCGCCATCGGCTTGATCGTGAGGTTCCAGTCCTTCTCGTCGGTGACCTCGGCGGTGTTGCGGTTGACGTCGCCCTCGAGGCCGAGCGTCAGCGGGCTGATGCCGAACGCCGCGGCCAGCTCGCGGATCACGAAGGCCTGGTACTTCAGGTAAAGCGCCTCGTCGCCGCCGCCGTGCATCCGCACCACTTCCGGCTTGAGCTTGCCGCCCAGGATCGGGGTGTTGCCTTGGCCCTCGATCTCGTCGCGCCAATAGCGCCGGAACGCCTCCAACGTCGGCTGGTCCATGTCGCCGCCGTACAGCGCAAAGCCAGGCTGAGCGTTGCCTGCGACGTTGCCCGCGTACTCGGCCACGCCGAGCAGGCGGCTGATGGTGGAAAACGCCGTCTCCAGGGGCCCGTACGAATACGGGCTGGCGGTGTTGGTGTCCAGGCGGATGTAGATCAGCTCGTCGTTGCGCAGGTCTTCCCCCTGCTGCAGACCGACTGAATTGGCGCCGATCACCTGCCGGTAGCGCGCCTCGCGCTTGTCGCCGGACCAGCCGGGGTAGATCTGGATCGAGGTCGAATCCACCGGCCACAGCCACAGCGGACGCGCGGCGTCGCCACCGACCTGCTGCTCGATCGCACCGGCGCCCGCGATCAGCATGTCCTCGACGACCTGCTCGCGCAGCGTACGGTCCGAGTCGTCGTGGTTCGGGCTCTTCAGGCAGGCGGTGGCGATGTCGACCTGCCGCTGCAGCGTCGAGTTGAGCTTGACGCCCTTGATCGGCCGCACCTCCCATTCGAGCATCGCGATCGGGTTCTTGATGGCGTTGATCGCGCGCCGCGCATACGGGGTGTTGGCGAAGCGCCGCAGGTTGCCGGGCGTGGCCTTGACCAGCGGCCGGTGCCGGCTGGCGCCGTACACGCCGATGGACGACAGCCTGGCGTAGGCCGTGGTGTCGCGCTGCGGCTCGTTGCGGCGCCGTGCGGCCCACAGTTTCAGTTTTTCCAGCATGGGTTGTCCTATACGCTGCCGAACACGAACTGCGGCCCGCCAAGCGGCCAGCGCTTCACGATGAAGTAACCACCCGCGTCGTTCGAGTGGTCGAATCCGCCTGTTTTATCTGGCTCGAACTCGCCTGGTTTGCCAGGCTTCTCCCTATAAATCTGCCGCTCCAGCGAAGTCGTGTACTTACCGCACTTGGCCGTATTCACCAAGTAGCGCCGCTCCCCGTACGTGTTGCACAGCATCGCATTCACGCTGTTGATACGGTCCTTCACGCTCGGGTTCGATTCGTCTACCACGACCAAGAAGCCGGCTTTCCGCAGCAACGACAAGTCCGACTCGCTGGCATTGGCCGTCTTGCGGTTCTGACCGGAGGCGTCCGGATATACCGTCACCTTGTGACCCGGAAAGCGCAACTGGATCGCCTCGATCATCGCGGGCGTGTCGAACACTTCGGTGAACTCATCCACGGCACGCGGAGAATCGTTGCGTAGCACGTGAACAATCGCCGCCATCTTGCTGACGTTGAAGTCCATCCCGATGTGCAAGTCTTCATAGGGCTGAACCGTGTCGTCTGTGTGATTCAGGCGCCGGTCGAAGCAGTAGTAGATGAGGCCCTGGTAGTTCTCGAAGCTGGCCTGGTACTCCTGCCGGTACGTGCGCGGGTCCATCTTGCGGCGCGCGGCCTCCAGCTCCTCGGCCGGGACGTTGCCACCCTGTTCGGACGTGTACAGCCAGCTCTTGTGGTCCGGCTGGCGGGTAGGGCCACCCGGGTAGGCAGGCTGGCCATCCAGCCAGGTGTCGTAGCAGTGGTTGAAACCCTTCGGCGTGCCGATCCGCAGCGCGTGTCCGCCGCGGTATTCGACGCCGTCGATCCAGTAGCGGCAGGTCGACAGCATCGGGCGCAGCACTTCTTCCCACGCCTCGTAAGGGCAATCGGCCCACTCGTCCACCAGCACGAAGAACAGGCCAGAGCCGCGCAGGTTGTCGTAGTTGTCCAGGCCGACGATCCGCATCACGTGCCCACTCTTGAGCGTGATCGAGCACTCGGTCTCGTTCGGCTTGCCCTCCCGCCAGGACGGCGGGATCGCCTTCTTCAGGCGTCTCCAGAACACGCGCTTGGCCTGCTTGAACGTCGGCGCCGCGTACCAGATTTCGTCGTCGGTCGAGACCTGCCAGCGTGCTGCCAGCTTGGCCGCCCGCCGCATCTCCTTCGCGCCCAGGAACGTCTTGCCGAAACGGCGCCCGCACACTCCGTCACGAAAGCGTGCGCAGGGTTGAAACCCCCAGGCGAAGATGTTCGCCTGCTTCGGCGTCAGCGCGACGTTAGACGATGGGCTTTTCCGGGATTGGTTCATCTGGTCGCAGGATTACGGTGTCGTCGCGGTCGATGTCGTCGCCCTCACCGTCGCCAGTTCCGCCGCCACCCTGGGCGGTCAGCAGCTGCACCCGCGCTAGCTCGAGCTTGCGGATCAGGTCCAGCGTGCGGATGATCAGGTCGGCGTAGTCGGGTGCCGCGACCTTCAGCTCGCGCCGGTCGTAGTCGATGCCTTTAAGGTCCGCGCCCTGCTTGCGGATCACCTCCAGCGCACCGTCGACCATGTCCTGCAGCTCGACGCTGCCGGCGGCCCGCACGTAGCGGAACAGCTTGACCTTGGCCAGCTTGATCTCATCGTCGACGGTGCCAGGCTGGGCACGGTCGTACAGCTCGCGCTCGGCGTCGTCGAGCAGGGCGTCGGAGTAGAAGCCGTGCTTGATCGCGTTCTGGTTGCCCTTCGGTGCGCCGGTGCTCGCGCCGCCGTGGACGCGGCATCTCCCGTTCTTCATCGCCGGGGCTTTGCACTGCCCTCCGGCGCGTGTCTTCGCCCCACATTCAACGTGTGGCATTCAAGCCTCCGCTCATGGGGTATCGAATTTGCCCGCCAGCGGCAGACCGGCTTTGCGGACTATTTGGCGCCACTGGCCGTGTTGCACGGGACAAGCCTGGCCATCGCCGCCAAATCCATGCCGGATGTGCCGTAGCCCTTGGCGCGCAGGATCTGCATCGCTTCGGCGGTGTCCACCAGGCGCAGTGCGATCGACGCGACGGTCTCGGCGTCCTCGTTCATGACGGCGTGCTCGATCGCTGCGATGTAGGCGGCTGGCGTCATGGTGGCTACTTCCTTGGCTTAGTTGACAATGGCGATTCCGCCGCCCGGCTTCTCCAGCGTTGCCATCAGCTCGCGCTGCAAGCGCCCGATGGCCCACACGAGTGCCAGTGCAGCCACGTCGCGGCAGGTGCCGTTCTGCGCCCCGAATCCTTCGATCAGGATTCGGTTCTCGTCGAGCGTGATCGTGCCGGTCGCGGTCAGGTGCGCCTCTTCGCGGTCGAGCATGGTTTCAATCCCAAAAAAATGGCCCCGGCTGTTGGCTGCCGGGGCCGAATTGCCCCGGATCGTTACGGGGCGAGGAGACACGGTGGCCGCTTACGACCGGCCAGTCGGCTGCATCTGTACCGGTCAGGCATAGGGCGCAGGCAAACAAAAAAGCCCCGCATCATCGCTGATCACGGGGCTTCGATTCTTCCGGAGACGCCGGGGGCTCCCATCGGGAACCCATACACGTCTGTCTGGACGGAAATTAGTTGTTGCGCGGAATGTAACGCTATTTTTGCGCGGCGTCAACACCTTTGCCGATCTCGGCTGCTGCGCGCACGATGGCGCGGCGGGTGGCGACGATCAGCAAAGCCCCGCAACCCTGCTCGATCACCACATGCTCATTGGCCCTTGCAATTGCGCAAACTCCAGTTTCACGGGGGTCGATGCTGATCCCGAGCTTCACCGCCAACCGCAGCGCGTCGCCGTCGTCAAGCAGCGGGTTCCATGGCTTGTGGAGCACATTGGCAATCCATCCCGTGCTGCCGTCATAGGTCGGCTTGAAGTTCAGCCCAGCTGCCTTTTCCGCCAGCCGCAGCAGCTCGCGGTCATTTTCGTTCGTACTCATCCATGCCTCCGTGGTATTTCGACAATGAATTCTATCGCAGCCCGTGGCTGATCCTCGCGGCCATCAAACCAGCTTCTCGATCGCCGCCTGCGCATCGCGCAGCCGCTGCTTGAAAATTTCGATGGGCCGGTGTGGTATCCGCAGCACGCGGCAGACCACCTCCGGACGCTCCCGGTCGACGTAGCAGATTTTCAGCAGCTTGCGCTTGTCGCCCGGTATTTCGCGCATCGCGCGCTCGAGCTGCAGCGCATCGGCTTCGTTCACCGGGTCACGCACCGCGGAGCCGCCGGCCAGCTCCCCCATTGCCTCCTTGCGCAGCCGTTCGCAGTACACGGCAGTCGGGCTGACGTCGGGCCGACTCTCCATCCGCGCAAAGCGGCCCCAGTTCTCCAGGCGCCGTTCGATGCTTTCGCGCGGCTGGTCGTCGTCGTGGTCGAACGCCGGCGCCGGTACGCTTTCGGCCGCGACCTCCACGAAATCATCGACCGTCTGCGCACCGGGCCCCGCCGGTTTCCATCCGCGTGTGATCCGTTCTCGCGTCACTGGTCCTCCTCGTAATGCTCGCGGCGCTTCACGCCCAGCGGGGCGCGGTGGGGCAGGGCGTTCATGCTTGACCTCGCAGGTAGGACAGGCACCATCGCGCCTTGATGACGTGTACAAACGTGTCGTGTCGCGCCATCACGTCGTCCAGCGACATCGCGGGCTGCTCCAGCAACGGACTCACCACGGTGAGGCACTGTTCGAGTTCCCGAATCTGCTTCCGCCGCTTGCGGCGGGCGAAGAAAGCGCGGAGCGGTACCGGCAGCTTCATGCGAAGTCCTCCACCAGGTCCGCGCCCGGCGGCGCGGCGTCCTGCTGCCGCAGCCGCACCATCGCCGCGACGCGGAAGCCGAATGCGAAGCCGCCCAGGAAGCCGATCAGCAGGCAGCAGAGGCACGGGAAGATGAGGGTGTCCATTATTCGCGCGCGTCCCTCGGTGCCGTCCGCACGATCTCGTACAGGTTCGCACCCCAAGTGCGCTCGGGTCCGACATCGCACTCGGTCCAGTAGGCATGAAGAGCGCTCTCGGCAGCGCGGAGCTTTGCCAGCGCATCTTCGCGCAGCGCCTTTACCTTCGGGTCTTGTGAGTAATCCATCGTGGTCTCCTCAGAAAGGAACAGGTGCTTCAACCTTCGGCGCGCCTTCCAGCGCCCGCGCCAGCGACAGGATCGCCAGTGCGTCGGCGTGGTTGTCGTCCACCGGCGCGAAGCCCTTGGCCTTGGCCGCGGCGATCATCTCGTCCTTCTTCGCGTTGCCTTTGCCGGTCCAGTGCTTCTTGACCGTGCCAACGCCGACCGGCTTGAGCGGGATGTTGTTTGCCGCGCACCAGGCCTCCAACATCGCCAGGAATCCGCCGTACACGTGCGCCGCTATCGTGTTCGGCTGCTGCTTCGTGCCGTGCGCCTTCACGTCCTCGTAGTAGACCGCGTGGATGTCGCCGGCCTGCTGCCGCTGCTCGGCCAGGAACGCGCGGAACTTCAGCCAGCGCTGGCCGGCTGCTTCCATGCGTCGCGGCGCGAAGTTCTGGCTGCCGCTGGCCACTGTGCCGTCGCGCGAGCTCCGCGCCCAGCCGGTGGTGGTGCCGATGTCGATTGCGAGGATGTTCATGCGCGCCTCCATTCACGCAGGCTGGTACGGCGAACGGCACCGCTTCCAGCACGGCAGTGGTGTGGTCGGCCAATCTCGCCTGCCCGAGGGTAGTACCGCGACCGTCCGGCGTAGCGCCCCTCGCGCTTGTTGCGCGACTCGACGATGCGCGGCTTCATGCCGCACCTCGCATGAAGCCGGCAAACTCGTTCGCCACATCGCGCGGCAGCGACAGCACCTTCTCGCCGTTGCGCTGGATCTCGACTTGGCCATCGGACCAGACGGCGAAGCGCCATTGCGGCACAGCGACCGGCACCGGCTCGCGCAGCGCCTGGCGGGGGTTGCGTAACGGCTGGCCAGCGTTCTGCTCAGCGAACTTCGACGCCTCGGTCGGCTTCTCGACGCGACCCAGCTCCGCGCCAGATTCCAGCGAGTCTGGCTTCGCTACAGGTTCCCGCTTTTCCGGGAACGCTTTCGGCCCAAGCGTCCAGACCCTGCCGTTGCACGCCAGGCGCTCACCCTGCACCGAGCTGCGCAGTTCCACGGACGGATACTGGTCTGCCCCAAGCCCCAGCAGCACACTCAGCTCCGTCGACGTGGCGCTGCCGCGATTCTCGATGAACGCGATCGCCAGTGCCGCAGTGCCGAGGGTCCGGTGCCGCTCGCGGAATGCCATGATCTCGACCTTGGCGGCCAGTTGCTCGTACCGCTCGGACGCCCTGAACTTCTCGGACAGGTCGTATTCCTTGCACGGCTGGTGGTTCGGCGCCTGGCCTTCGCTGACGGTCACGTCGCCTGCCGCTGCTAGCGCCACCAGCGTCGCCTGCACGTCGACCAGCTCCAGGTCGAGCCGGTCGGCCAGCTGCACGGCGCGGCATTTCGGGTTGAGCGCGATCTGCTCGAGGATGGCTTGATCGTTCATCTTTCGGTTCTCCCTTGTCGTTGTTGTTGTCGCCCGGCGAACCGGGCGCGTGGTGGGTGCGATTACGGCTTGTCGTAGTCGACGCTGTCGTCGGCCAGCGGGCCCGGGTCAGGTCGATCGTCGTCCAGCTGGGCAGCAGCATGCAGTTCCTGCTTCAGCGCGTAGCCCATCAGCGGCCAGATCTTCTGCACGGCGTTCTGGCGCGCGACCTTGCGGCCGATCTCGGCGTCGAAGTTTTCGGGACTGGCGCATGCGCTCTCGCCGGTGACGGTGAAGCCGTTTTGCAGGACCAGCACGCAGAAGGTCAGCAACGCTAGCGCAGGATGCGGCGCCGGGGTCGGCTCGAATCCGGGATGCGCGCCCCAGAAACCTTCCTGCGCCGTGAAGTAGTGCTCGCTGGCGATGTTCGCTTCGATGTCCGCCGGCGTCACGCGCGGCGCGGTTAGGCCCTTGGCCTTGATTTCCTGCTCGATTGCTTGGTCGTTCATGGGTTCTCCCTTCGTTGTTGGTCAGTAGTGCGCCTTCATGGTCCCTGGCACTCGGGATAGCCTCGAAGGCTCCCATTGGTTCGCTGAACGGCACCGCAGCTTCCGGTCTATCCATCCCGGCTTGCGCCGGCCCCGCGCCGCCTGCAGGGGTTGGTCGTTGGCGCTCGCGCGCGAATTGGTCTCGGTCTCTATGGGGTTGTTTCGGCAATCAGGCCCAGTGCGGCATGTGCGCCGCGGCTGATTGCCAGGTATCGGTCGGCAGCTGCCTCTCGGTGGCAGGCAGCTTCACCTCGGCCAGCACCATCTGCTCGAGCACGGGCTCCAGGCGGTTGACCCACTGCCGCACGGTCTCCGGCTTGCCGGCCCAGTACAGCTCGGGGCGGCCCTGGCGGTCGAAGTCGTGGCGGATGCGTTCGAGCAGCTCGGCCGTTCCCGCTCTACCGGGAACCATGCTGCGGATGTCCGTGATCGCGTTGGCCAGCCAGTCGAAGCGGCGGATCGCCGCGGTGAGTGGCTGCAGTTGGCCGGCCGGCTTGTTTGCGTGAAGGGCGCATGCCCAGTCGTTGGCGCCGCTGGTCGAGCTGGTCATCGTGCCCATCAGCGGGCAGCCGTAGGCAGAGCACAGGTGAGCAGGGCGCTCGGCTACGCGGTCGTCGTGAGTGTGGCTCATTGCTGTGGTCCTTTCGCCTTCAATTCGCGGATTTTGTCGAAGCACATCTGCTTCACGTCGGCATAGGTGTGCGAGGGCAGCACGCGGATTTTCAGTTCGCGAGCCTTCGCGTCGATGCCTTGGTTGCTGGCTGCCCAGGTGTAGTCCTCGCGCTGCTTCTGCGGTGCTGCCTCGGTCTTCGCCGGCGGGTTAAGCAGCCGCTCTACGATCGGTACCAGGTAGTTCGGCGCGATCTTCGCTTCGCCCTTCACCTCGCGCGCCTCAGCCACTGCGGCAGCCAGGATGTCGCGGGGGATGTCCCGGCTCGCCCAGTCCTGCACCGTCGGATGCGTGAAGGTCGCGTTCACGCCCCACTTGCGCAAGTCGACCGTCAGCGCGATCGCAGGCTGGTTGTCGCCTTCTGGCGGGGGCGGCTCTTCGCGGGGTGGCAGCGGAGCGCCATACAGGGGAGCGTCGAAGTCGTCCGGGCCGCAGTCAGCCAGATCGCCAGCAACCGGGGCGTCAATACTGCTTGCATGGTGGTGGTGGTGGTGGTCCGGGTTTGTAGTTAACTGTCCCTGTCCACTGTCCCTCTCCACTGTCCCTGTCCCTCTCTCTTTCCCTCTCAGAGCGTTTTCCGCCGGATTTCCGGGGTCTGTCCGCTGGACATTTCCAGTTTGTCCGCCGGACAAATCCTTGTTGTCCTGATCATTTCCGCCTCGATTCAAGGCTTCTTCCGCAGCGCGTTGGGCCGCTTCTTCCTGCGCCTTCTTCGCTGCGCGCTCCGCTGCCTTGCGCACACGCTCGGCTTCCTTCTTCTCGCGGTGCGCGACGCGGCCGGCCCAGGCTTCGTTCGCCTTTTCCGCGACGACGGGGTGATACAGGCGACCGTCTGCGCACTTCACCCAACCGCGCAGCGCGCCATCGCGCACCTTTTTCCATTCCTTGACCACGCGCCCGAAGCCGGCGTACTGGGCCAGCACCAGGTCGTCGTCGGGAAGGCTCGCAGCGGGTACCTGGTGCCATGACGCGCACCACAGCAGCACGGCGCACCGGAATTCGTCACCGCTCGATATCGCAGCGATGTCGCTGTCACGCAGGCGCACCACGTCGAGCGGCATGAAGATGAAGTCGCGGAGGTCACTGTCGGCCGCGGTGAGCGGAGCTGGCAGGGTATTGGGGTCGGGGGCGTTCATCCGAACATCCTTTGTTGTGCGCTCTGCTGCTCGATTGCGGCCGCGCAGGCGGCATTGATCCAGACCACTTCGGTGCGGATCCGGGCGCCATCAGCTACTGCCCGGCGTTCGTATCGCGCCCAGTCAGAAAACAGTTCTTCGTCGTAAAGCTTGGTCGGGTACCCGGACAGCACAACCATGCCCTCGACGCCGCGGAGTACTCCGGCCAGCCGGCGGTGATCATCGTCCGTGAGTTCGTGCCGATACCCGTGCGTGCTGCTCGATCGCCCCTGGATAGACGACCTCGAGCTATGGCAGTAGGGCGGATCCACATAGAACAGTGTTTTGGCCGAGTCCATACGCTGAATGACCTCGATCGCGTCACGGTTCTCGATCACGACGGTGCGCAATCTGCGCGTGAAGGTCGGAATGGCGTCGGGCCAGCTGGAAAACTCAACGGACGGGAGTACTCGACCATCGGTCAGCTTCGAGCGGAAACCAGTGCGGCAGCTTCGCGTGGCCGAGTCGCTGCCATGGCCCATGAACGACTTGATGATCAGCTTGTGCGCTGCATCCATGTCGTCGGCAGCCGGCTCGTAGGCCCAGTCGAACTCGTCTCGAGCAAAGGGCGTCAGCGCGACGCGGCGCTGCAGCTCGAGTGCGCGATCGGTATCGCGCAGGATTCTGAAGAGGTTCACGACCTGGCGGTCCAAGTCGTTGTAGCACTCGGCGCCGACAGGCTTCTTCTGCAGCAGCACTGAGGCCGCGCCGCCAAACGGTTCAACGTACACGGAGTGCTCCGGAAAGAACGACAGGATCCACGGCGCCAGGCGGAACTTGCCGCCGTGGTAGCGCAGCACCGGGCGAGTCGGCGTATTCATCCCAGATGCCCCTGCAGGCCGTTGAGCGCCTTCAGGTGGCTGATCGCCACCCTCTGCCCATACGGTTTGAGGCTCATCAACAACGCGACGCCTTGAGCTACATCAACACCGTGGGCACCAGCGAGCGCATCGTTGACGATGGGGGAGCGTGTGGGCGTCGAAATCGGCGCGCAAGAAACGCACAGGCAGTCGGTCGGATGCTCCGCGGCCCTGATCCACAAAGCGACCAGGCGGGCACGGGCGCTGTCGCCGCGTGCGTCCGGGCAGATGTTCTCGGGCGCGTTCATGCAGCCTCCAGCTGCTGATTTCCGCGCACGCGGGCAAGGGTCCTCTCGGCGTTCTGCCGGTCCCACTCGTGCTGCCAGGTCTCGATCGCATCCTTGCAGTGCCAGTTGAAGCCGTGGTCGTCACGGCCGGCGCCGCGCGCGAATGCACGGCAGGCTTTCTCGCGGATCAGGTCGCGCGAAATAATCGGATCATCCAATTTTGGTTCCTCGTTATTAACTTCTTGAAATGGGGTGGGCGATTCCAGTCGTGCTAGATTGCTGTTTCCACACAAACAACTTTCACGAAAGGAATCACCCATGGACTTATCGCTTTTCTCTCAGGCGACCAGCAGCTTGAGTGCCGCCGTCACCTTGGCAAAAAGCTTTGTTGGGTTGCGCGATGAGGCGCAGCGCCTTGCTGCAACGAACGAGCTGCTTGCCGAGATCAATGAAGCGCACAGCAAGATCAGCGCCCTTCTCATCGCCCACGCGGATCGCGCGGCGGAGCATCAGGCGGCTTTGCGCGAAAAACGAGACCTCGAAGAAGAACTGCGACGCGTCAAAGCAGAGAAGGCCGATCTGGAAAACTACGCGCTGCACGAGCTTTCCCCGGGCGTGTTTGTGTACGCGCGCCGTCCAGGCGTGGAGAGCACCGAACCGATGCATTACCTCTGTGCCCCGTGCCGCAACGACGGCAAGAAGTCGATCCTCCAGCGCAGCGAAAACTACGGCGCGGTTTTTCATCGTTGCCCCCAATGCGACACGAATTTCTTGGAACGCCACAAGCCGCAACCCGTCGTTGCGCCTGTCGCTTCGCCTTGGCGCGACTGGTGATTGGGCGATGCACGTTGGCAGCGGCAAGTAGTCCGGGTGCGAGGCTTCTTGCTTTCTGATCGGGCCGCGATCCATCGTGGAAATTTCCTTGTTGTAATTGTTTGGGCGCGCGAATGCCGCGCCGTGTAGACGCTCGGCTTCGCGTCAAGTCGGAGTAGGGCGCTCTGTCGTAGGCTCCGAATCCTCGAACACATCCGGCCGCGCGAGTCTCAGGTACATGAGACGCGGGGCAGGTATGCCTGCGTGGAGCCACTGCGATACAGCACCTGGCGTGACCTGGCACAGCTCAGCGGTCTTCGTGGTGCCCCCAAGGCGGTCGATGATTTTTTTAGCGTCCATGCGTGGAACTTTAGTCTACTAAAGAAATTTACGCAAGCACACTAAAGCAAAAAATGTTTAGAGTGCTAAAAATGAACACACTCGCCGATCGCCTGACAGAAGTCATGAAAGAACTGGGTCTGGAGAAGCCCAAAGACCTAGCCGACTTTTGTGGCGTCAGCGAAGGCCTGGTGTCGCAGTGGTTCTCTGGCCGAACGAAGCTCGGGCCAAAGCCGCTTCGCGCTTTCTCTCGTACCCAGTTCAACTTGGACTGGATTACCGACGGCCGGCTTCCCAAGTACCGGGCTGAAGAGTCTGGGGTTCCAGCTGGATTTCGGCGCGTGATTGCGGTTGATGATGACGATCCGCGCCTGACAATCATCCCTAAAGTGAAGCTGCGCCTGACAGCGGGCCTGAGTGGCTTCGAAGTCGAGCCTGAGGCATTCGATGGATCGACGACAACCGTGCCAACGGACTGGATCGAGCGCCGTGGCTATCGCCGTGATGACTTGATTGCGATCACGGTGCGCGGCGAGAGCATGGAACCGACGTTCTACGAAGGTGACCTGGTGGTGATTAATACTGCGGATACACAGCCAGTGGCAGGTTCCGTGTTTGCAGTAAATTACGAAGGTGAGCCGGCCATCAAGCGGCTGAAACGCGATATGGGTAGGTGGTGGCTCGTTTCGGACAATGCGGACCAGCGCCAGTATTACCCTGTGACGTTTGAAGGCGACACTTCGAAGATTATTGGCCGCATCGTGCGGAAGGAAACAGAACGGTTTTGATTTACTCGATTCAACGCTTGCGCGGTGTGCGCGTCGCGGTAGTACTTGTGGAGCGCCGACAGCTTAGCTGGCACCTGGCAGCACCGCTTATCGTGGAATTGCAGGCGAGATTCAAGCTGCCGGTTATGCTTGTCGCACGCGACGACGCAGCCTGGAACAACGCGAAGGCAATAGCTGAGTTCGACGCTGTCCCGTATTTATTTGCACTTCTCGCTACTGATGACATAGATTGGAACGAGATGGAATTTGCTGAGCCAGAAGTTCCGTTTTAGGACATATATGACTTTTAGAGACAAGGCTATAGCCGCCATCGTTTGGACCATCGCTACTATTCTCGTACATGAGATGTCGCAATCCTCTTGGGCACTTAGCTTTGTAATCGGTTCTGCTTTTTCATACATTTGGATATTGCAATACAAACTCGATTTACTTACGTCGTCGTTCGAACTCGCAGATGCCGAACTGGTCCGCGTGTCTGCTTTAGCTAACCAGCTTGAAAGCCAGTTGGCAGATCTCACCATTAAGGCGGAAGCGGCGAGCATACATTCGTTCTCCGAGTAAACTCCACCCCTCACCCGTAGCAAGCCCGCCATGAGCGGGCTTTTTTGCGTCCTGACGAGCAGCGCAGCCTGCGCCCGCTCAAAATCTTTAGTGCGCTAAAAATTTTCCTTGCGATCTTTAGTTTAGTGCGCTAAAGTTGTCTCCAACGAACCGAGCTCAGCCGAGCCGACGAACTGGAGACCGACATGCCCCGAGACCTGTCCCTTGACGAAGAGCGCGACGCCCTGGTGGCTGACCTGACCGAGAAGCACCAGCAGACCCTGCGCGCCCAACTGCTGTCCTGCGACGGCAAGACCATCCTCGACGTGGCTGGCCGCGTTGCGGTCGACCTGACCGACGACGTTCTGAACCAGCTCGTGGTGATCGCCGCGATGAACCCGGCCGAAGCCGGCGCGAAGCTCGCCGCCATGGTCAGCAACGCTCTGCTGGCTGGCGCCGAGATCGAGGCGCTGCGCGAGGTCGAGCAGCTGGAGAAGCAGCACACCGAATCGAAGAACGAGAACCGGATCGCACGGGCCGAGGTGGCGCGGGCGCTCGACGAATAACCACAACAGGGAGCAACGATGCAAACGATTCTGTACCAGGGCAGGCCGGGCGAAGGCGGCACGTGGATGGCGCTGCCGGACCACTGCGTCGCCACGTACATCGCACTGAGCTACCAGACCCGCGAGCTGGTGCTGCGGACGGATGCGGAGAAGGCGGTGCGCGAGGTACGCAAGCCGCTGAGTGACAGGCACGAAACCATCATCCGCGCCGCTGCGAAGGCGGTCGCGAGCCGTGGCCACGAAGGCGACGCAAAGCTGGCCGACTCGCTGCTCGGCGTCCTCGCATCGCTCCAGTCGGGGGGCGCATCGTGAGCGCCCCACGCGACGGCCTCGGCTACCTGATCGTGCTGGCTTTCGTTGGCTGCGTCGCGATGTTCGCATTGGCGGTGTCGCAATGAAGCGCGCCGACTACGCAGCGCTGCGGGCGCTGATCCTGATGCTGTCCGCGCTGGACCTGCTGGCGTCGATTCCGCTGGCGGTGCGTCAAGCGCGGCGGGCCATCCGCCAGACCACGAAGCGCGCGCTCCTGTGGATCAACGCGTGCCGGTACCAGGAGAGCGAGCACGAGGTGTCGCGGCTCGAAGTGCTGCGCCAGGACGCAGTTCGGCTGATCCGCGAGCAGCGCGAGCACCAGGTGCGACTGCAGGAGCAGCGCAATCGGATCTCGGGGTGGTGAGCATGCTGCGCTTCCTCATTCAACAGTACAAGCACGGCTGCCGCGCGGGTTTCGGTCGGCGCCGGGCCATCAAGCGCGCGGTGCGTGCGTATCGCAAGGGCTTCTGACAACAAGCAAGGGGGGCAATCAGATGAATGCAGTAATCGAACCGGCGCAGTACGACCGGACCAAGTACATCGGCGGCAGTGACGTTGCCGCGATCCTGGGGGTCAGTCCGTGGCGAAATGTGGTCGACCTGTGGATGGACAAGATCACGCCGCGCGTCGAGAGCGGCCAGAACATGACCGCCAAGCGCCGCGGTGCACGGATGGAGCCGTACATCCTCGACATGATCCGCGAGGAGCATGGCCTTGAGATCGTGGCCGCCAACCGTCGCTACGTCGACAACGAGCTGCCGTTTCTCGCTGCCGAGATCGACTTCGAATACCTGGACAAGGAAACCGGCCAGGTCGAAAACGGTGAGATCAAGACGGTGCACCCGTTCAAGGCCAAGGAATGGGGCGAGCATGGCACCGACGAGCTGCCGCTGCACTACGTCGCGCAGACGCAGCACGGGATGGGAGTGAAGACCGCGCGCCGTTGCCGCGTGTTTGCCCTGATCGGCGACGACCTGAAGCCGTACCTGGTCGAGCGCGACGACGACCTGATTACTGCTATGCGCGACCGGGCGAACGAGTTCTGGACCAAGTACGTCCTGCCGAAGGTGCAGCCTCCGCTCGACTACGAGCACAAAGACATCATCGAGACCCTCAAGCGCCTGTACCCGGGCACCGACGGGACGACCATCGAGGCCAACGCGATGCACGAGCACTGGCGCGCGGTGATGGGCACGGCGACCGAAATGCGCGACCACTACGAAGCGATCCTGGCCGGCGCTAAGGCGCATCTGCTGGCCGAGATGGGTAACGCCAGCGTGATCAAGTTCAACGACGGCATGGCCTTCACGCGCAAGGTCGTCAGCAAGAAACCCTACACCGTCGAATACGCCGCCCAGCGCTACGTCGACTTTCGTCTTTCCAAACTCAAGGAGACCCTGTAAATGACCACATCGCAACTGAAAGCCATCGCGACCGGCCAACCGGCCAAGACCGAAGAAGTGAAAGACCTGGCCCACCTGATGGCCAGCCCGAAGGTGCAGGCTCAGCTGAAGGTCGCTCTGCCGCGCCACATGACCGCCGAGCGTATGGCGCGCATCGCGACAACCGAGATGCGCAAGGTGCCGAAGCTGGCGCAGTGCGACCCGATGTCGTTCCTCGGCGCCGTTATCCAGTGCGCGCAGCTCGGCCTGGAGCCGGGCAACGCGCTCGGCCACGCCTACATCCTGCCCTTCGACAAGCGCCAGAAGATCAACGGCCAGTGGCAGACGGTCGCCACCGAGGCGCAGGTGATCATCGGCTACCGCGGCATGATCGACTTGGCCCGCCGTAGCGGCCAGATCGTCAGCATTGAAGCGCGCGCGGTCTACGAGGGTGACGAGTTCGAGTGCTCGCTCGGCCTGGAGTCGAAGCTCACCCACAAGCCGGACTGGCAGAACCCGAACCGGTCACGCCCTGAGCTGCTGCGCTTCGTGTACGCGGTGGCAAAGCTGAAGGACGGCGGTATCCAATTCGACGTCATGTCGCGCGCCGAGGTGGATGGCATCCGAGCCCGCAGCAAGTCGGCCGACAACGGCCCGTGGGTCACCGATTACGCGGCCATGGCGCTCAAGTCCGTGGTGCGTCGCCTCTTCAAATTCCTGCCCGTGTCGATCGAGATGCAGCAGGCGGTCGGTTTGGACGAACAGGCCGAAGCCGGCATCAGCCAGCAGAACTCGGCAATCATCGACGGCAACTTCAGCGAAGTAGAGATGCCGCTCGAGCTGGTCGATGAAGCGACGAATTCGGGCGCCCAGGAGCCCGCCGACGGCATCTACCTGGCGATGTTCAACCGCATCAAGGCAGCCACCACCGTCGAGATCCTCGACCTGGTCACCGATGAAATCCGCGACGTGCCGGACGAGAAAGACCGCATGAAGCTCAACGAGTTGGCGAAACAACGCCGCGCCGAGCTGGAAGGCGGCAAGTGATGGCTGAGCAGATTCTCGACACTCTGGCGACAACGCCATGTATGCGCCTCGGCCAGATCACCGAGCGCCTGGGCTTCACCGTGACCGCCGACTTCCTGCGTTCGCTCGGCTTCGCGCCGGCCGGCAGAGATCGCGCTGCTGTTCTGTATCAAGAGTCGGACTTTCAGCCCATCTGCGCTGCCCTGATCCGCCACGTCACTACCGTAGCCCGGGCCAAGGCCGCGTAATGGCTATGCGCCTCTCTGCCTGGGTGGCGCTGCGCTGCAAGGAGTCGCTGTTCCAGCGCTTCCTGCGGGTACCCGACGAGACAACCGCGGCGCACTCGGTGCGCGCGATCTGCGGCGTGAAGTCGCGCGGTGACATCGACCGCGACGCCCAGGCGGAGAAGCGCTTCCACCAGTTCATCCGATTGCCGTACCTGCAGTTCCAGCAAGACCCGAAAAACCAACCCCAAGACCAGGAGAAGTGATTCATGTTCGACCTCGACCAAGCCACCGTGAAACTCGCGTCCGTGAACGCCCGCGCCGAGAAGCACGGCGAAGACACCAAGCCGGCATACGACCTCAAGATCGAGGCGTCGCTGCCGAGTAGCGCGCTGATCCACTTCCACCCCGAGCTGCGGCAGCATCTCTACAAGAAGGACGAGAACCCCGACCTCGTCGACCAGGTGAGCGATGGCGATGGCCTGACGGTGCTGCGCTACCCGAAGCTCGGCCCGCTCAAGTGGGATTGGGAAGCAATCGGCTACTGCGGCATCGTCGCGTACGGCATTGGCGACAAGAGCGATATCCAGCTGGGCGAGGACCTCAAGATTGACCACTTCGTTTTCGATCCGCAGAACGGCGGCACGGTAGGCGTGACCTTCCGCGTCATCGCGCACCTCAAGACCGACGACGTTGGCAAGCTGTGCGAGTTCATCCAACGCGATATCGAGCTGACCCTGACGCCGCCGGAGCCGAAGACCGTGCAGGAACTGTTCGGCGACGAAGCGCCCGCGAAAGCCGCGTAATCCACAAGCCGGGCGTAGTCCCGGCGTTCCAAGACAGGGGAGTAATCATGGCAACATCCAAACACTGCGGCGGCAAAACGTGTGACCGGCCGTGCCGCGGAGTGGCTGACTGCATGCTCCGTAAGGTCGCAGCGACCGATCAGCGCGAGCACTACGTGGTGAAGATTCTTAAGCTGCTGGTAGCAGGCCCGGCATCGCTCGATACCATCGCGACTACCTTGGGCTTGCGACCCGACGTGACCGCGAGCTACCTGCACCACATGCACCACGACCTGCGCGAGATCCGCCGGTGGCAGGAGCGGCCAGGCTTCTCGGCGACCCTTTGGAGGATTGGCGAGGATCCGCACTTGCCGCAGCGCGGTGGTTCGCTGCTGGGCAACGAGAGCGATGTGAAGCGCAGCGTCGTGCCGGCGCGCCAGATGGGCATGGTGCGCGATCCGTTGGTCGCGGCGATGTTTGGGCCGGCGCGAGAGGTGGCCGCATGCTGATGAGCAGTCATATCCGCGAGGTCAAACACTTCCACTTCTGCTGCGGCATCGGCGGCGCGGCCAAGGGGTTCAACAAGGCGAATCCGCGTGTCGGTTCGCTCGAGGCTCGCTTCCGCTGTCTGGGTGGCGTCGACGTCGATCCGTCCGCAATCCGTGACTTCGACCGGTTGGTCGGCGTGCCGGGCACCGTGATGGACCTGTTCACTCGCGAGCAGTACATCGCATTCCACGGCAAGGAGCCGCCGGCGGACTGGCGCGAAATGGGAGCGGCGGACATCCGGCGCGCCGCAGGCAACGAGCGGCCGAACATCGTGTTCATCAGCAGCCCGTGCAAGGGCGGTTCGGGCCTGCTGTCAGAAGAAAAGAGCAAGACACCCAAGTACCAGGCCCTCAATGAGCTGACGCTGCGCTGCGTCTGGCTCATGTGCGAGGCATGGGGTGATGATCCGGTCGACCTGATCGTGTTCGAGAACGTGCCGCGGCTGGCGACGCGCGGCCGGCATCTGCTGGACCAGATCATCCAGCTCCTGCAGCGCTACGGCTACGCGGTCGCGGAAACCTCGCACGACTGCGGCGAGCTCGGCGCCTTGGCGCAGTCGCGCAAGCGAATGCTGCTGGTCGCGCGCCACACCGAGAAGGTTCCGGCGTTCCTGTACGAGCCGGAAAAGAAGCGCCTGCGCGCGGTAGGCGACGTGCTCGGCCGCATGCCGTTCCCGGGCGACACGGCCGGCGGGCCGATGCACCGCATCCCGCGCCTGCAGTGGAAGACCTGGGTGCGCCTGGCGTTCGTGGAGGCCGGCAGCGACTGGCGCTCGCTGAACAAGCTGGCGGTCGAGAACGGCCACCTGCGCGACTTCCTCATCGTCCCCGAGCTGCGCAATGGCGTGCTGGGTGTGAACCGCTGGGATGAGGCGACCGGAGCGGTCACCAGCCGGGCCATGCCGAACAACGGCAACTTCTCGGTGGCCGATCCACGCTTCGACTCGGGCAAGTACGACTGCGGCCAGTATGGCTTGTGCGGCTGGGACGAAACGATGGGCGCGGTAATTAACGTTAAGTCGCCAGGGCAGGGCATGTTCGCCGTTCAGGACCCGCGCTCGACGACGGGATTTGAAGGCGCCGGCAAATACCTGGTGACGCCGTTCGACAAGCCGGCCGGCACGGTGATCGCCGGCAGCACGACCGGGCAGGGCGCCTTTGCAGTCGCCGACCCGCGCAGCGCGATGAATAACCGGGTGGCCGGTGACGCATACCTGACGGGCGGCCACTATGGCGTGGTGCCATGGGATGGTACGAGCGGCGCGGTCAGCGCCTCGGCCGGCTACGACAACGGCCGCTGGTCAGTCGCGGATCCGCGCATCGATGCGCTGCCGGCGCTGACCGAAAAGACCGTCGCCATCATCCGGGCACTGGACGGAACCTGGCACCGCCCGTTCACCACGCTCGAGCTGGCCGCGCTGCAGAGCCTCATCGAGCCAGAAGAACACTTGCTGCTGGACGGGATGAGCGACAGCGTGTGGCGCGAACACATCGGCAACCTGGTGCCGCCGAAAGCTGCAACCGCGATCGGCGAGGTCATGGGAACGACGCTGCTGCTGGCCTGGTCGGGCGAGACCTTCGTGCTGAGCGCCACGCCGATCTGGGTGCGGAATGTGGCGTTGGCGTTGACGATGCCTGGGGAGCAGCGGTCGTGACGTCGGTGAAGAAGTTAGCCTCGTATCACCTTCCGTGCGAACAATTGGCATTCACGGAGGCAAGCGGTAATTACCTCGAGCTGGCTCACCAGCGCCTGCATGATGTCCAGATCCTTTTGAGCTTGTGCATCAGCGTCGCGATCGCGGCTCCGCCACTGCTCGGCTTCGATCTTTTGCGCGCTGTCCGCAATAGCTGTCCTAATGCCCGACAGCTTAGCGCACACATGATTAGGCAGGATAAGAAGGGGAAGGATTTCGTCGTCATTCCATGTGCCAGCGGCGGTAATAATCCGTGCTTGAGCGGAGTAACTGAAATCAGCGAGCGAATCTTTGTCGAGGATGTTCTGGATAACATCCTCCAGGGCTGCCTCTACAGTTTCAAGTCTCACCTCCAACGAGGCAGCTGCTACGACGGCCCTGGCTTTCTCCTGTCGGCGTTGATTGCGCTTCTCGGCAGTGGCAAGCCAAATGGTTCCAATGAGCGTAAACACTGTGCCGACGGAGCCGATCCAAGTGCCCCAGTCAGAAGCGGACAGGCTCGACCAGGGAATGGTCTCGTGAGCACCAAGCCCGATTGCGGCGGACAGCACCATAACTGCGTACTTGTTGTACCAAGTCGATCGCACCCAGTTGGTCAGTTCGGCAAGCATTTTTCCTCCGCGAATTATTTGCGGGATCGTAACACAACGACAAGCCTCACACGCAGCCAGTGCCGCTGCACCAGCTGCCGCCAGCCCCTCGGCCAGCCGCACCTGACCGGCTGCCGCTTCGCCCGCTTCACCATCCAACAATAACGGAGAGACCCATGAACCACATCGAAGACCAGGCCCGCCGCAAGGACGACGCGCGCGCCGACGACAAGCTGCACTGGGATGATGGCTGCTCGATCTGCGCCGGCACGGGCACGACCTTCGGCAAGGAGTGCGTGTGCATGATCGGCGCTGCTGACGGCCCGGCCACCATCGCGCATGACCTGGGCGAGTTTCCGCCGGCGCTGGATGCGGCACGGAAGGCGCAGATCATCGCGCTTGCCAACGCCAGCGGCATCGATACGGATACCGATGGCGACATTTGGGGCAGCACGAACGGCGCGTTGTTGAAGTTCGCCGATGCGCTGATCGATGGCGACCTCGCCGCTCCCACGCTGGCCAGCGCACCGCAAGCAGAGCGGGCGGCAGTGCCGGAAGGCTTCGTGCTGATGCCCAATCGCCTAACCGCCGAGAACGGCGCGAAGTCGCTGTTCATGGGAGAGTTCAAAGAGCAGATCGAAGTTCCGTGCCCAGACTGCCACGACGAGGGCGAAGATTACGCGTGCCCCACCTGCGAAAATGTAGGCACCGTCTTGCAAGACATATCTGTCGGATGGGACACGATCAAGCGCATCTACGATATGGCCGTCAAACATCTCGCCGCCCCGGTCGCGCAGGAAGGCGAGCAGAGCGCGAGACTGGTCGAGCCGGACGAATGCGCCGCCAACATGAACGGCCACCAGTTTGAGCGAGTGGTACATGATGGCTTGGAGCATTGCCGCTGGTGTGGTGCCTCCCCGAGCAGCACCGAGGCCAGCGCACAGGCCGAACAGCCCACTGTAGACGCTCGAAACGAGGCTGAGATTTCGCGCGAACTGATGGAAGTGGCGCGCGGGACTAGCGATGACTACCTGCGTGGCCTACTGGAGAGAGCCGCCAACGAAGCCAACCGATTCTATGGCGGAATGATGGCGTGGAAACAAACGGCACAGAAGAAGGACCGCGACTGGAACGAAGAACGCATGGCGCGTGAGAACGAACGCTGCGCGCAACGTGCCGCCGCCAGCTCCGAGAGCGTCGATACGCCGGAGTTCCGAAAGCTTCTATCCTCATATGTATCTGCTTCGATGGAAATTAGTGAGGCAAAAAAGCCACGATTTGCTCGGCTCATCGCCCACATCGAATCCCTGATCGCTGCGCGGGTAGCTGGAGTCCGCAAGGATGCGGAGCGGTTGGACGCAATCGCGCACAACTACTGGTCACTGGATTTGTTCACGACCGCATATGGCGAAGACATCGGATGGCGTGTTGCTGCCTACCGCGAACACGAGACTCTGCCGAGAGCGGTTGCCGAAGTGTTTAGGGATGATCCACGCGCCGCCATCGACGCCGCCATATCCGCCGCTACGGCAAGCCAGAAGGGAGAGCAGGCATGAACCTGCTCATCGCCCTGTGGCTGTGGTGGCTGATGTGCTGGCCGGCGCCGCGCACGGAGTAGCGCGAATGAAACAGCCTTGGGATCAGGTGAAGCTGCGCGTGCTCTGGCACGAAGGCGGGATGCCGGAAGCTGGCGACGAGCTGCACACCACCACCGGCCGGCGCTACCTGATCCTGAGTTGCACCGAGAAGCAGATCAAGGCCCTGGTGCTGCCGAAGGACGAGCCGCCAACCCAAGCGCGCGCATGGTTTTGGACGTGGGGCAAAAGGAAGAAAGAAACAAATGGATGACACGGGAATCCAACTGCGGTGGATGCTGGTGCCCATGTTCTGCAGCATCACCGGCTATACCGACAAGGCGGTGCGCCGGAAGATCGAGGACGGCATCTGGCTGCGAAACAAGCACTACAAGAAGGCCCCGGACGGGCACATCACGATGAATCTTCAGGAGTATTACAAGTGGGTGGAACAGGCGGAGTAGAGCTGCGGGAAAAGAGCATCAGGATTTACTTCCACTATCGCGGCAAGCCAAGGAAGGAGACGCTCTACATCGACGACGCGCCGGCCGCGCCGACGCCTGCCAACGCCAAGTATGCGAAGCGCCTGGCCGAGGAGATCAGGACCAAGATCGCGGCCGGCACCTTCGACTATGCGTCCTACTTCCCGCACTCGCCCCGGGCCAAAGCGGTTGAACAGGTTGCGGATGTGCCGATGCTGCATGCGCAGATGGACAAGTTCGTTCGCCTGTATGACGGCAAGAAGTCGACCAAGGATCAGTACCGCAACCGGATCCGGAATTTTTGGAAATCCGCCCTTCCGGACCAGCCGATCGGCGCCGTGACCTACTCGCAAATCCTCGAGGCGCTCGCGAAGGGGACGTGGAAGAGCGGGAAAAGCCGCAATAACGAGCTGTCGCTGATTAACGGCGTGTTTGAGATGGCGCGGCTCGACAAGCTGATCTCGGAAAACCCGTGCGCGGAAGTGAAGCGCGCAGGCTACCAGGGGCCAGCGCCCGATCCGTTCGACCTGGAGGAGGTACACCAGATCATCGGGTACCTGCGCGCTCACCGACACGACCAGGTCGCCAACTTCGTCCAGTTCATGTTCTTCACCGGGCTGCGCACGTCCGAGGGAATCGCCCTGCAGTGGGGCGACATCGACGTCCGGAAACGGGAGATGCTGATCGACGGCGCCAACGTCTACGATGAGGAAACCGATTCGACCAAGACCTATGCGTCGAGGATCGTGAGGCTGTCCAAGGCTGCCCTTGAGGCGCTGGAGCGGCAGAAGGCACACACCCGGCTGGCAGGCAAGCACGTGTTCCACGACCCGTACACGGGCGAGCCGTGGAGCTACAGGAAGATCACCGATGTGCGCAGCTTCTGGGCGCCGGACCTCAAGAAGTTGGGCATCCGCTACCGGCGCCCCTACAACATGCGGCATTCCTACGCGACGATTGGGCTGATGAACGGAATCAAGCCGGGATTCATGGCGGCCCAACTGGGGCACAGCCTACGGATGTTCTTCGAGGTCTACGCCAAGTGGATCAGCAGCGCGGATGACCAGCGCGAGATGGACAAACTGGACGCCGGCATCGCCAATTTTTCCCCGGCTTTTCCCCAAGCCGATGAGGCCGTCTGAGCGAAAGCGGCGGAACAAATAAAAAAGCCCCTGAAATCAGGGGCTTAGAATCCTTGGCGGAGAGAGGGGGATTCGAACCCCCGATAGGCTATGAACCTGTTTCAAGGGTAAGTAAGGGGAAACCGGGGGAGTCGCTCATAGGGAAGCGGCCCCTACAGTACCCCTGCGCTACCACTCCATTTTCCCTGAGTTTTTCCCTGAGCCCCGATTTGCTCAGTTCGGCAGGAACGCGTCACGAATCACCCGCCGTGCGCGTAGTCCATGCCGGGTCCTCTGGCGGTAGCGGCACGTGCGTGCCCGGATCGGCGCCCAGCAGCCGCAGGGCATCTTTCAGATCGCCAATTTCTTCGCCCAGGTCCATCGTCACACGCTCGCCTTCCTGAATCAGCGCCGCGCCGTTGTAGACGTTCAGCCTATGCAGCACACGATGGAGCTTGTCGACTGCCCGTTCGAGCTCGGTTGCGTTACCCATGCCTGCCTCCGGTGTAAAGGATCGCCCGCCATTCTTGCACATACCCAGCGCCGTCCACGCTCTCGTAGCCGCGGAACAGCATGCCGTTGCCATGCATGGTAACGAGCTCTGCCTGATACAGGACCGGGATGAGAGGCTTCATCTGCTGGTCGTCAAAAGCGGCCAGGTTCAGCTGCATGATTCCGCCGACAGCGGCCATCGTGAGGTCGCCAACCGTGCCCGGGTCGGCCGCTATCTGGTGGTCGCTGCGGCGCTTGCCGCGCTCGCGAAGGCGGGTGACGGTGACTTTCATGCGCGGAGTGTAGCATTGTTGAGCCAACGCACTTTGGCGCGGCGCCGGGCCGCTATTCTGCGCGGATGACTAATTTCGCCATCCCCCATCCCGGCAGCCGTGCCAACAAAGAACTGGCCCGCGCGGTCGATCAGGCACTTGAGCTGCTGAACGAAGACGGCCAGCGTGCCGCGAGCACGTTCCTGACCGAAGCCGGCGCCAGCTTCTCGACCATCGTGCGCGTGCTGGCCGAGCCCAGCCGACGCCGCCCGCTTGACCTGCCGCCGAGCGAGTCTTGACCGTAAACAAGTTGCAGTAAACGCAATCCTGCGACGATGCCTCATCACTAACGAGGAGGCAACATGGCAGCGGACTTCTACCTGCAAATCGAAGGTATCAAGGGCGAGTCGGGGGACTCGAAGCACCCCGGCTGGATTGAGTGCATGTCGATCAACTACGACATCCGGCAGCCTAAATCGGCCACGGCATCGACTGGCGGCGGCCACACCGCCGAGCGCGCCGAGCTGAGCGACATCAGCATCGCCAAGCTGGTCGACCTGTCGTCACCGATCCTGGCGCAGTATTGCGCGATGGGGAAAACGATCCCGAAGGCCAAGCTGGAAATGCAGCGCGCGGACGGCAACGGGCAGCCGATCAAGTATTACGAGATCGAGCTCGAGAACGTGCTGATCGCGCACGTGGCGCCGAGCTTCGACGGCGGTGGCCAGCCGATGGAGAACCTGGGCCTGAAGTTCTCGAAAATCCGGTGGCGCTATACACAGCAGAAGGTGGGCGGCGGTGCCAGTGGCAACACGGCTGGCGGCTGGGATCTCGCCACGAACAGGTTCGCATGATGCGCGCGCTCATTCTTCTGGCGTTAGCGCTGCCAGTATTTGCCGAACCCGTCGCGACCCATCCCTTCCCATGGGTGAGCGGCGCCGAGCTGCTGCGCAAACTGGATCGGCCGGCCAGCCAGGCCGAGGCAACAGCGACTTCCGCCTACCTGCAGGGTGTGATGGACGCCACCGCGGATCGCGAGTGGTGCTACAGCGCGACCAAACCCGGGACCGGACTGGTGCAACCTGCGCTGACGGACAAGCTGCGAAGCTTGCCGCCGGCGCAGGCCCGGCAAAGCGCCGCGGTACTGGCCATCCAGGCGTGGCGCGAAAAGTGGCCGTGCACGGCGAGGTGCTGCCATGCATAAGCCGCTTTACGCTGTCCTGCGCAGCAAGTACCCTGACCGGCGCTCGATCAGTGCCGAGGAACTGTACGTGTGGATCGGCTACCCCGCCGAGTATGCTACCAACGCGCAGTGGGCGAATACCTGCGCAGTTCGGATGAGTCTCGCTCTCGTGCGCTGCGGGGTGCCGGTGCCAGGCCGAGTGCGCGTGCTCGCCGGGGAATGCAAGGGGAAGCTGATCGAGCCCGGACAGGTGAAGCTGTCCAACATGCTGGTGCGGCTGTGGGGAGCGCCTGAAAAGTACCAGGGAGGCCCGGCGGCGTACAAGGGAATCCGCGGTCGCCGCGGCGTGATCAGCTTCCACCACCTGTGGACTCCCTCGGATCCGCAAGGGCATATCGACATGGTGGCGCCGTGGGGAGCCAGCGACCTGGCCTGCGAGGAGGACTGCTACTGGCTGTCGAGCGAGGTGTGGTTCTGGCCGCTGAAGTAGCCGGCCAGGCGGGAGAGGTTATGCGCCGGACAGCTTGTTGATCGTGTCGTCCTTGTCCTGGGACCCGCGCGACGACCCGAAGTAAAACGACAGGACCAGCGTCAGCGCCGCGTCGAGTGTGCCGAGCACGCGCGCTACCAGCTCGCGCATGCTGGCGTCGACCACATGCCCGAGCAGATACCACTGGATCGCCACCCACGCCAGCACGACTACGACCGCCAGCGCGGCCGGCACCAGGCTCTTGGTCTCGACCTGCATCTGCCGCGCACTGGCGCGATCGGCGGAAGCGATCTTCTCGAGGTCGACCCCGAGCTGCGCCATCTGCGCCTTGAACTCGATTTCCTTCTGCTGGATCGCTGCGAGTTGCTCGCCCGAGAGCTGCCCGCTCTTCAGTGCGGCCTCGACCTTGGCCTTATCGGCATCGCTCATGCCAAGCGCCGAGGCGATCGCGGATACCGCAGCACCGCCGAGCGGGCCGAGGAGGGCGGTTGCCAGCGAAGGCGCGATTTGTTTAAGCCATTCCATGCTTATGCTCCCATCAAGAGATTGTTGGCGATCCGTCGCGCCCAGCCGCGCGCGTTCTGCGGCCAGTTCTGCAGCTCGGTGAGGTACAGCAGCCGTTTGGCGTTGAACTGCGCGACTACCTTGGCCGCGTCGGCCGCACGCACCGCGGCGATGGTCTTCGCGCCGATCACGCCATCCGGCGTCGACCCGACGCACTCCTGCAGCCACTTGACCGGGTAGCCGCCGTTGTAGGCTGTATCGAAGACCTGGTAGGCGATGCGCGGGTCGAACTGGTCGCATTGGTATTTGTCCCAGTACCAGGTCCTGGCGATGGCCTTGGCGGTGTCCAGCGGAAGGTCGCGCATATCGCCCTGGTAGCCCCAGCTGCGAGCAACGCGCTCGGTAACGCCGTACTTGGTAGCGCCGCCGGGGTCGGCCTGCCGGTCGCGGTCGGTGAAGCCGCCTTCGATGCTGGCGATGGTGGCGAAAGCTTGGTCGAAGCTCATGGTCAAGTCCTCAGGTGTGAAAGAATCCAAGTGATGCCGCTGCCGAGCGTCCCGGCGGCACCGCCAATTAACATCAGGGTGCGCCAGCCGCCGCGGGCCTCAGCCAGCTGCGCCAGAACCTTGTCCAGCTTTTCGTTCTGCTGCTTGTTGGTGTCACGGAGGTCAGCCACAGCCAGCTTTAGGTGCGCCACCTCGACCCGCATGGCGGCGAGCTCAATCGCGTTTTGTTGTGCGGTTGTGTTTTCCATCTTCGCCCTATCAGATGATGTTCAGCACGATGTCGTCGTAGTACACCTGGTGGGCGCCGGCGGCCTGCTCCTGTCCGCCGACCAAGAACTGCATTCGGTCGGTGCCAACCGGGACCACGCTGTAGCCGCCGATCCAAGTCCACGCCGCATCCGCAGCCGACGTGGCAATCGCAGCGCTGCTGATTACCGCACCAGCCACGTCCAGAAATTGAACCGTTGGGAAGTCCACATTGCCCACGCCACCGACAGCCTTGGCCCACATGCCGTACACCACGGCCCTGCCAACGTAGGCGGAGGCGCCGCTAATCAATTGGCTGGCCATGACCTGGCTGCTAACGGTGCAATCCACCTTGAAGCAGTACGAACCGTTTTTCTGGCCGGCGGCCACGGCGGTAAAGGGCGTCAGGCTCGGCGCGCCGGCGCCGTAGGTGGTGACGGTCCAGCCGTTGGTGTTGCCGAGCTCCGCGTCGCCGTTGCGCAGCTTGTTGAACTGTTTTCCGAGCACAGCCCATTGTGTACGGTCGTTCGCGCCTGTTCCCTTGATGTAGTTGTTCTCTGCCGAGACGTACTGAGAATTCCCAGCCACGAGCTGCCGGATGCCGCTGTTGGTCTCGGAGCGCAGGTCGGTGCCGTACAGTGGCAACGTGCAGTTCACGATGCGTAGGCCGCACGCGTCGTTCGCGGAAAGCAGTGCCTGCTTGGCCTGGCCGCCGTTGGTAGAGATGACGCAGCCGTCGATCAGGATGAAGGACGATCCATAGCCTTCGACCATGTACTGAGTCGCTGAAGCGGCCTGGGCCTCGAGATTGCAGTTGCGGATCACGACGTGCGGCGCGCCGACGCACTGGATGCCACCGATGCCGCCACCGGGGAACGAGCAGGTATCGAACACCCACTGGCCCTCGTGCAGGTAGATGTAGGCGTTGGTACCGTCGACGAACCAGCAGTGCGAGAAGCGCATCAGCTCGCCGGCGTTTGCGCGCGAGTCGAAGTGCAGGTAGTAGCTAACGGGCGTCTCGAAGCCGCAATGGTCGAAGTTGACGCGCCACGCGTTGTCGATGAACTTGACCAGCTTGCCGCCGCGCCGGAAGCCGCAGTTGCGGAACGTGATTTCGCTGTTGTTCAGGTAGTCGGCATGCCCGATCGTCACCAGGTCTTGCGCGGCGAGGTAGTTGCCCTCGAAGGCGATACCCTCGATCCAGTGGGTCCAGTTGCGGTCCAGGCGCTGGGAACCATAGGTGGCACTGGAGAACACCTGCAGCGCCCCGGTCGCGCTGGCAGACGCGTCGATCACGCTGCCGCACCCGAGCATAGAGCCCAGCGAGATATCCAGCGTCAGTGGCGACGTGATCTTGTAGGTCGCCCCGGCCGTGAAGTGCACGTTGCCGCCGTTGTTGATTGCGGCCTGAATCGCTGCGGTGTCGTCGGTTCCGCCGTCGCCTTTGGCGCCGCCGGCAAAACGCGGGTTACTGACGTGTGCACTGCCTTCGTAGAGAATGTTAAGGCCTTGTTCCACGGAGACGGCAGTGCCGGCATTGGCCCACCCAATCAGTGAGGCGCCAACCGCCATGGCCAGCGACGAAACGGTCTTCACGACGCCGCCGAACCATGTACCTTTGACGAGCGACGTACCGGTTGGGCCGGACAGCAATCCAGACAACTCGTTATAGTTGTCAACGGTATAGATCGTGTTCTCCGACGAATCCTTGAGCACGACTTTGTATGAGCCATCCCAATAGACGAGCGCTGAGCCCGTTGAATCGAGCGTGATAGGATTCGTGTTCGGAATTGTTCCGGCCGCATCCTGATAGGTCGGCTTCGGTGTCGAGGTGCCGGCCGCGTAGGTGTAGAGCAGTCCTCCAGACAGGGGACGGCCGCTCGTAGGATTGAAATACTGCTGCTTCCCGGTTGGCATCAAGCTTGCCATAGTTTTCCTCTGGTCAATAAAAAAGCACCCGCTCGGGGTGCTCATAACAAGGAGCCACAAATGGCCGTCTTTGTGTTGCTGCTGCTGGTCTACTGCTTCATCGGAGCGCGTGAGCCGAAGTACAGCGCGCCACCAGTCGAACCGAGCTCCGATCTGGCGCCTATCGGCGAGGAAGATCGGCCGATTCCGGTCGACTGGGAACTACTGCCCGCCGTTGAGCAGACTGCTGAGCGGCACTAGTCGCTTTTGCGCCGCCTTCAGTGCAGCGGCGTCGCCCAGCGCGCCTGCCGCCTTCTCTCCAACGGCCGCGCCCACTGCGGCCCCAATCGGGCCACCCAGCGCCGCGCCGGCTGTGGTTGAACCCGTCCGGATCGCATGCATCGTGCCGCTGCGTAGCAGGTTGTGCTTCTGCGCGGCGGCTCCCGGATAGCTCTGGTCGGTGGCCAAGATGTCGCCAGCGTCGAGCAGCGTGCGGAACTTGCTCACTTCTTCCGGAGTGAATACCTGCTGCATTCGTTCGGCGTTGTTGGCCAGGTAGGCGCGCACCGCCTTCTGGTTCCATTGCCCCTTCGTCGAGCGCCCGGCGTCCAGCACCTTGTTGGCGAACTGCGCCTTGATCTCGGCCAGTGCTGCCTGTCCCTGGTCGGCCAGCTCGGGCGGCAGGTTCTTCAGCGTGTCGACGACATGTCCGAACTGCCGGACCGGCATGCCGGACAGAGCATCTGGGATTTTCTCGACCGGCACCGCGCGGTTGATCCCCTCTGGCCCGGACGCGTCCATGAGCTTGGCGATGCCGTTCGGGTTGTCCAGCGTCTGCTTGCGCAGCGCCCACATCTGGCGCGCCTGACCATACAGGTCGCCGCCCGCTGCTGCCATAACGTCCTCGTCGAGCGCGTCCTTCAGTTTTCCGACCAGCTTGCCGTTTGCCGGCGACCAGTGCTCTCCGAGGAACTTCCGGATTGTCTCGGCCTGCTGGGCATTGCCGGACAGACTGCCGTCGTCACCGATAACGCCCAGCTTCTTCGCGTAGGCGTTCACCGCACCGCGCAGGTGCACGCGGTCGGAATTCGTCATCTCGGAATCGTCGGCGAGCACGGCACGGAAGCGGTCGAGCGTGGTGGGCACGCCTTGCGATTGTTCGTCGGCGGCGCGGTACAGCGCGCCCGCGCGATCGTCGAACCATTGCTTGAGCGAGTCGAGTGGTCCGATGATCGTGTTGCCGCGCCCGTATAAGGCCGACTGATCAGTGCCGATAGTGCCCCCGCTCTCGCGCACGATCGAATCGGCATGGTTCTCCAGTGCCGCGCGCTCCTCGTCGAACTTTGAAGCCAGCAGTCGGCCAGCCGGGCTATCCAGGCGTGAAGTCTGGAAGTCGGTGGCGCCGGACTTGCGGTCGCCGGTGATCACGCTGCGGCGCGCGTCCTGAATTCCGATGTCGCGCAGGACCTGGGCGCGGCGTGCCTGTTCGGCGGCCGGCAGCGGGCCGTCAGCCACGGACGGCGCCGGAGAGCCAGCAGCGCTGGGGCGCGGCGCGGCGCCGGCGGTGCTCGGCTGTGCTTCTGCGGCCGGTGTGATCGGGGTAGTGGTGCCGTCGACGTTCAGCTTGACGCGCGGCTTGCTGCCTGCGGCGGCTGCCGGCGCACTGGCATCACTTGCTGTCGCCTGGCCATTACGACCCATCCGTGCACTCACAGCATCGGCCACCGCAGCGGCGCCAGCGCGCGCGCCGCCCGTCGCTAGCGCGGCAACCGGGCGCAGTGCGGCGCCGGCGTCGTTCAACATCGGAATGGGAAGGCCTTGCATCCCGCTGCGCTCCAACTTCTCGCCCACCCACTGCGTGGCGTCCTGCCCGGCCTGCGTGCGCGGCGTGTACGAGAAGTCGTCCATGGTCTGCCCGAACCGGTTGGCGGCGGCGCGCACCTGTTCCTGGGTCCCGTACTTCTCCTCGCCGCCGACGATCTGTGATACCGCTGCGATCGACGCCGGAATGGTGGCCGGGATTGCGGATGCAAAGTGCAGCGCGGCTTCGCCTGCACCCTTGACCTTGTCCCAGGTGCTCGGCTCGGCCGGCGCGGTCGGTGCCGCTGGCTTGACGGTCGCGGAAGCGGCTCCTCCAAGGATCGCCAGCACGCCGTCCAGCGGGCCACTCTGCGGCCGCATACCCTGCTGCGTCCGAGAGATATCGCGGTCCAGTGCTGCGCGGCTGCCGGGGTCCTTTGCTTGCGCGCGCTCGTTCTGCAGGAGCGCCAGCCGCTCGCCGTCTCGCTGCCGCTGCACGTCGGCAGGGATTTGCCAGACCGGGTCGGTCGCCGGGATCGTCTGCTTGCCCTGCGGCGGCTGCGCGCCGCCGAGCAGGGAAATGACATCATCGAGCGGGCCGGCCATCACAGATGCCCCTGTTGAATCAGCATGTTCAGGTTGCGCGCCTTGGTCATCAAGTCACGGGTCGCCTGCGATTTCGGGCCGCCAAGCTCGCGCATCACCGCGTCGATCTCGTGCTGGTCGCCGGAGGCACGCGCGTTCTCCAGGCGCATGATGCGCGGGTCGAAGTTCTGTGCCCAGCCTTGGTCGAATACCCGCTTGACGGCCGGGTTCTGGCCAGAAGCCTGCAACGCTTGCTCCATGCCGGTACGGTAGTGTTCGGCTCCGGTGGTCAGCGCGTCATTGAGAACCGCGATCTTGCGGATGGCCTGGGGCGTGTAGTCGAGGGAACCGTTCGCGCGCACCTGGGCCTCGAGGCCGGCGTTGGTGTGCGGCCCCATGCCTTGGGCGGCCTGCAGCGCCGAGCGCTCGAGCAGCTTGCCGAGCACGTTGTAGTCGGTCGAGCTCTCGCTGCCCAGGTTGTAGCCGGTGGCGCTGGCGATCTTCTGCGTAAGCGAGCCCAGCGAACCGGTGTTCATCCCTTTGTCGACTTCGGCGATGATGCCGCGGTTCAGGTCGTGCATGACCGGCGCGTTGTTCGCGGCCGCGCGCGCTGCGGTGACTTCCTTCTGCGCGTCGTCGATCGATCCGGCGCCACCGGGCGGCAGCATTGCGGGACCGGAACCAGGAGCGCTGCTGACCGCGTTGTACGAGCCCGGCACCGGCCGGGTGCCGAGGATAACTCCGTTTGCACCGCGCTGCACGATGTACTTGTTGCCCAGCGAGTCGGTCTGGACTTCCTCGGCCTGCGTCGGCGTGACCGTGTTCGCGATCGGTTGGCCGACCTGCTGGATGGAACCAGGCTGGTACGGGCTGGTCTGCACGAAGCGGGTATCGCCACCGGTGCTGATCGGCGTGGTTGCCGTGGTCTGCGAACTCGGCGCGAGCACGCTGTTGCGGCTGGTGACGAGCCATTGCTTTAGCTGGGCCGGGTCGCTCGGCATGTGCTTGATCGCGGTGAACAGCAGCGGCGCAGCGCCCGGATTTTGCTCGCTGAACTGCGCGGCCCAGCTCATCACCTTCTGCGGCGAGAGCTCAGGGTCGAGTGACAGCGCGCCCAGGCCGGAGCCAATATCGGTGCGCTGGCTCTGGTTCAGGTCCTGCAGGCCCTTTTTGATCGTGATCTGGTCCTTCGCGACCTCGTTGAACTGCTTCGCGAGCTGGGGCCCGTAGAACGCCGGCGAGGCCTTCAGCGCTGCGTTGCCTGCGGCGACCGGGTCAAGGTTGCCGTCTTCGCCGCGGAACTGGTTCCAGTCGATCTTCGAGAGGTTTTCGCGCTCTTGAACCTGTCCTTGAAGCTGATTCTGCTGCAGGCGGCCGGTTTGCAGCTGCTGCTGTGCGCCAGCGATGCCCAGCATCGACGCGATCGGCTTGAGCGAAGTGTCGAAGGACGGGGCCTGCGCCTGCAGGGGGATGGATGGATCGATCGGCATGTTATTTCCCCGCGCCGGTAAAGCCCGGCATCTTGCTGAGCATGTACATGCTGCCCATATTGTTCAGCGCGCCGCTCCAAGCATTGGCCGAACCGATCTGGCCGGCCGCCAGCGCGTTGCCGGCGGACGTAATGTTCTGGCCGATGTTCGAAGTCACCTGCGCGCTGGTGTTGCCCACGCCGGCGGCCGCGCTCTCTCCCAAGTTCAGAAGAGACGCGAGACGGTTGTAGGTCGTGTCGTTCTGGGTCATATACCGGCTGAAGGCGTTCTGGTAGGCGGTGCTCGCCATGCCCTGATTGAAGCCGATCAGGTCCTTCAGCGCCGCGCCGGACAGCACGCCATCCTTGGCCGCCTGGCTGTTCTGCAGCGCCTGCTGGCCCTGCTTGAGCTGGAAGTCGTAGCCAGGGTCCTTCCATTGCTGCCAGGTAGTGGCGTCGAACGGCTTCATCAGTCTGCCGAAGCTGCCGCTGTCGGTCGGCGTGCCGATGCCGAGCAGGTTGCGTAGCATCCCCTGGGCGTCGTAGCCGCTGTTGATGAACGGCTGGAGGCTGTCACGGATCTGCTGCAGGTTCGCGGCCTGCACGTCGGTGGCGCGGTCTGTGGCGTTCGCCTGTGTCTGCGCGGCGCTCTCGCTGGCATTGGATGCCATCTTGGCGCCGAGAAGCGTGGAACCGCCGACGACGAGAGCCGTGACCGGGTCGAACAGTCGCCGGTCGCGCCGCGCGAGGCCGACCGGATGATCAAGCAGTGCTGGATGATTTCGCATGTCGTAGTTTCCTCAGTTCGTAGCGGATCGCGGCCCCGCTGTCGCCGACTTGTTCGAAGCCCAGACGCCGCGCGAACGCGTGCCCCAGGGCGTGGTCCTTCATCACCAAGGTCTCGATGCGGCCATGGCGGTGTAGCACTTCCGACATGATGCGCACCGCGCGCGGCCCGAACCACTTGCCGCGCACTGCGGGCACTGCGCCGACATGCATCTCCGCTCCCTTGATCATCACGACTGCGCCGGCCACATCAAGCAGTTGCCAGTCAGCCAGCGCCTTGTCCAGTTCGTACGGCGTAAGTGCTGGAGCACGCTTGCCAAGTGCACGCACCAGTCGGCGGCATAGATTGCTACGAATCGCCATTAGGAATTCAGTTACACAATCTCGACGCCCGACACGATCAGTGTCAAACCGTTGCCGAGCGCCTGCAGCGTTCCGCCGGCCTCGATGACCTGGTTGACCAGCTCGGGGCAGTTGTAGGTTTCGCCGGCGGCCACGGCGCGCGCGCTAATCAGGGTGTTGGCCGCAGCTGCCGCGCCGCCGGACGGCACCAGGTAGACCGTGGCCGGCACCGCGCCTCCGGTCGTGTTGATCAGCTGCGCGGCCTTGACCACGCCCACCGTGGCAGCCGGGGCGGTGTAGAACGTTCCTACCGCCGCGGCCAGCACCGAGCCGGGCACCATACGTTTGGCTCTTGTCGTCATGTTGTTTCCCCTCGGGTTACACGTTGTAAAACGGCAGCTTGTAGCTCGTGCCGCCATTGTTGAAGATCAGGTAGCCGGAAGGCGTCGCCGGCAGCGCCGCCGCTGCACCCGCCGCGCCAACGGTAGTGGACGTGTTGGCCCCGAACGCCACTTTTCCGGCGCCCGGATTCGGGGCCGCGCCCGTCACTGTGAGCGAGGACAGAGCGAGATTTCCGTCAGCCGTCAGCAAGGCCACGTTGGTGCCGTCGTACTTGTTGAACGATGCCACGTAGCCGCCGCCGTTGTTGCCGCCAGCCACGCGCAGGCCGTAGCCGCCCGCGTCGAGGTTCACCAGGTTGGCGATAACGTCGCCGGCCAATGCCTTGTTCAGGGTCAGCTTGCCGGTCGCTGCCAGGATGATGCCGCTGGTCGTGGTAAGTGAGGCAAAGCCGGTAGCCGCCCCAGTGTTGGCCAGGTTGATGCCGCCATTGACCGCCAGCGAAGTGAGGCCGGCGATGGTGCCGCCGGTGATTGCCACGGCGCTGGCGTTCTGTTTGGCCATCGTGCCCAACGCCGCGAGCCGCGCGGACGGATCCGGCAGCATGGCGAGTTGGGTTTCCAGATCACGCATGGCCTTGAGCACCTCCGCCCCGGTGGCCAGCGCTGGCCAGTCGGCGCGCCCGTCGTCAAGTTGCTTGGCCAGTTCAGCCGCCACGGCTTCGATTCGGGCGCGCGCCATTTCCGCATGCAGGTCGGCAAGTTGGTTTTCCAATTCAGCCACGCGCGCGCTTAAGTCTGTCGCAGGCGTCTCATCCTCAACCACTGTCGGCACAGAGACAGGTTCGAACGTGGCAACAAAGTCATCGAGCGTAATGCCCTGCGCGCCACCGGTGCGCTCCCACAGCGCCGATAGGAACAGCCACCATTGGCGGTTCCACTGTCCCGTCTTCGGATCGCAAGGAGGGACGTTAAATTGTGGAAGCCCGGTGCTCATGCCCGCGTCCCCATGCCACGCAGGGTGGCACCAACGACGTCGCGCGGCACCGGGTCCGAAATGGCCACCTCGTACACACGGTCGCGCGCCATGCCGAGCCTCTTGAACACTGCACGGTTCTTGAACTCGCCCAGGCGGCCAATACCGGTCCAGTGCTCGTTGCCCCAGGTCTGGCCACCGTCGTTCGACATGCGCATCATGATTTGCGGATCTGCCCCCTGTCCGTCGTTTAGGCCGACACCCGGCTTGAATTCGACCTGCAGCCAGGTATTGCGCAAGCGGTTGCGCTCGCCGCGGTCCCAGACGTGCGGAGTGCGGCGCAGGGCTACCAGCGGGTCAGGGCCGTCTGTGTAAGCCTTGCGGGTCATCTGCCAGATCGTGCCGTTCTGGTAGTCACCGACGTAGATTGCGCCCTTGAAGTTCATGCAGCAGTTCGAGCGGTGACGGTGAAACTGCCCGGTGGCCGGGTCGAAGCTGGCGCGCTGGTGCCATAGGTTGGTGGTCAGGTCGTATACCCAGGTCACGTCGGCAGTCGGCAGCGTCAGTACATAGAACTCGTGGCCCTCGTCGCTGTAGACGTAGGCGATGGCGTCGTCGACACTGTCGTACTGTGCGAGCTGGTAGGCGAGCGCCGGCGGGGTAGGGCTGTTGTCGTACTGGTAGTCCTGTGTCCGGATTACGACGTTCTCGCCACGGGTCGAGCGCGCCAGCCACATCAACCCCTTACCGGTCTTGCAGACCGTGCCCGGAGCCGCGCAGCCGACCTCGAGCATCACGCCCTGCAGGCGCGAGAAGGGGAAATACTGGTTCCCGGCGTCGTACCACACTTCGGTGGTGCGCTCGCCCGGCAGCCAGAGTTCACGGCTGTTCTCGATCAGCGCTACAGCGTTGTCGGAAGAGGCGTCCTTCAGCGCGAAGTAGGTCGAGTCGAACGCGGTGACGCCGTCCCAGTACAGCGGCGATGTGAAGAACTTCTGCGAGCCCGGCTTGTTGAATGCCAGCCAGCCGTCGATGAAGGCAGCGCAGAGCCCCGTCGCTCCGGCGGCACCCCATGTGCCCATATTCAGGTTGTAACTGTAGATTGCCGCGCCATCGGAAAACGCCACGACCCGTGGGGCGCCGTTATCGCGGATCCACACGGGGCCAGTGCTGGTGCCGAGGGTGCCGATATGCGTCAGGTTGATGCCATCGAACAGGTAGGCGGCGTTGCCAATCACGACGGCTGCCTGCTCCCCGCCTGGCAGCGGCCACATGCCGCGAACCGGCGCGGCCGGGCCAGCAGCGACGGCAATCAGGCCAGGTGCGCCGAGTAGGCCGAGTGGCGCCTTCGCCTCGCTGTTCTGGTCGATTTCGACATACCAGTTGATCAGGCGCTGGGTGTCCTGCAGCGGGTTGGCGGCCTCGTAGGCCGGGCCGACGAATGCGAACTCCGGCATCAGAAGCCCCCGTTCAGGAACCAGCCGGCGTCGATCGCGTTGCCGCTCACGAGGACGCCGTCGAAGGTGGAAGTAGCCGTCGGCGTCGCGTTCAATGCCTTCAGTATCTTCTTGGACGAGCGCGCCTGCTCGGCTAGGTCGGGGGAGGGCGAGACGCCATATTCCGGGGCGAGCAGCAGCGCGAGGTTCGTCTGCAGCGCCAGCACGTAGCCGGGCGGCATGTTGACGCTATCGGTCAGATCGACGAACTGCGACAGCACCATGTCCGACCACAGGTGAAACTCGCCGCCCTGCGACGGCACAGGCCAGAAGGTGATCTGGGCGAGCGGGAACGAGGTGTTGAAGTACATGACCTTCGGCCACGGACCAGGTTGGCTCTTGAGGCCGATCGCGGCGTATCGCGTGTAGTCGATCTCGTCGCACGGGTAGTCGAGCGTGGTCCCGGTTGGGCTCAGCCTGGTGTACGCGCCGGACAGGCGTAATGGTCGCTCCATGTTGAAGTCGCCGCCGGTGCCGACCGTGTAGGTAGCCTTGCCAGCCTGCAGCGTGAAAACCGACTCGACGTTGTTGTAGACCGCCAGGTGCTGGGTGCTCCACAGGTCGAGCATCCCGTTGAGCTGCTCGAGCCCGGTCGTGCCGTCATCGGCCGAAAGCGTCTCGCCCACCGCAATCGCGCCGATCTTGCGAAGCGCGCCGTGGATGATGTCGTAGACAGTGGTCATGATCGAGAAGAAGAAGGGCCGGGAGGTACCGGCCCGGTTGGGTTACGGCAGCGGCAGTGCCGACGGCAGGCCGCCGGACAGTGCGCTCGGCAGCGGACGGATCACGCACAACTGGTACGACTCACCGGCGGTCGGCGTGACGCCGGCGGCAGTGTTGTTCGAGAACGAGATCGCCAGCGTGTTGGCTGCGGACACGCGCACGTTCGAAATGCCCAGGCCGGCCTGGTTGGTCGGCTTGCTGACTTCGACGAAGTCGCCGGGCAGCAAGCCGTTGACGACGAAGGTCTGCTCGGCGGTGGTATTCGCCGCGACCTGGGCAGGCGTGAGTGCGATCGCCAGCAGTGCCACGAGTTGGGCGTTGCCGAAGAGTAGGCCAGTGGGGCCGGACTGGGTGACTGCCGGTCCCGGATTGGTGTTTGACATGCTTCTCTCCTGAAAAAGAAGCCCCGCCGAAGCGGGGCAGGGTTAGGGAATCCGCCGTTATTAGCCGGAAACGCGGCAGCCCATCTCGCGGTACAGCGGCGCGTAGCCGTACAGCACATCCGCACGGGTCGGCAGGGCGTCGTTGTTGATCGTGTACTGGCGCACGATGCGGATCGACATGCCGATGTCCTTGTGCGCGGCACGCGCGGCCATGTCCACGCCGCCCGGCAGCGGCAGGTCGGCCGACACCAGGGTGAACGAGTCGCGGTGGAACAGCAGGTTCTGCGGGCCGCTGACGCCGGCGCCGGCCGCGAAGGTCAGGTTCGCGGAATCGACCGGCGCCGCATCGACCGACTGGAACGCGCCGCCGTAGATGCAGGCGTTCGCCACGGTGAGCTGCAGCTTGCCGGCGCCATCCGACGTGTAGGTCCCACCCATGTCGACGCCGGTGACCGGGTCGTAGTTCGGCGTGTAGGTACCGTTCGAAGGGTTGCCGGCCGGCGGCAGCACCACGAAGAAGCGCGGCTTGCCAATGCTCTGGCGGTTTTGCGGGTTCACGGCGTTGACGTTCGCGGTCGAGAACACGTCGCCCACGTTGACCACCGCGGTCGACGCGGTCCAGCCCTTGGTGCCGAACGTGCCGGACGCGGCCCAGCCATCCTTGAGGATGGCCGACGAGTTTAGGCTCGCGTCGAACTTCGGCGCGCCGCCCAGGGCCCCGAAGGTCTTGGCCGTGATGTTCTGGTCCATGTACCAGTCGGCCCCCAGGGTCTGCTTGGTAATGGTGCCCTTCTTGAACTGTTCGCCAATCTGCACCTGCGGATTGAACAGGCCGGACAGCCCCTTGACCATCTTCGCCTGGGTCCACTGGTCGATGACCATGGAGCGCTTGCCGTCGCGCGACACAGCCTCGGAGTCCAGCCACGCGCCGGCGTCGAGGAACGGGTCGATGGTGGTCAGTGGAGTGCCTGGGGTGCCGGTGATGTTGAAGAAGTTGTTGCGCATCGCGATCGCAACGTCGTAGTCGACGCGGTTACCGATGGTCGCGATCACCGGCTGCAGCACGCGCTCGCTGAAGCGGTCCATCGACAGCAGCAGGTCCGAGGTCTGGAATTGGGTGTCGACGTGGAACTGCGTGGTCAGGGTCACCGGGATGCTGCCTTCGGTGAAACCTTCGACGTTCAGCGCCGGGCCGGCCGTACCCTTGAAGCGCGCCGGGCGGCGGGCGTTCACGGTGTAGCCGATCTTGGCGCCATCGATGCCGAATTTGTCGTCGTACTCGCGGTTGATCTTGTCGACCAGCACGAGCTCGTTTTCGAGAATCATCAGCGCTTCGTTGGTGATATCGCTGATGGTAAGCAGGGTGTTTCCGCTCATGGTTCACTCCAAACAAAAAAGCCCGCACTGGGCGGGCTCAGGGTTGATGGCGGCAGTCCGCTATCGCTTCTTCTCGGCCAGGCGGCGCGCGCGGTAATCCTCGAAGCTCTTTGCAGGGCCCGGATCGATTGCACGGCCGTCCTTGGGCGGGACGATGGGAGGCGGTGCCTTGGATGTTTCGACGGCAGGGGAGGTTTTTTTTTCCGGTTGCGGCTCGTCGTCGGCCAGCAGGCGGTCTTCGAGCTTCCCGAGTTGGCGCAGCGCCGTGGTCGGCGTCATCGACGCAAACCGCTTTGCTTCGTCCGGGTGCTTGGCGAAGAAGTAGGCCATATGCGGTCCGACTTCGCTTTCCAGAATCGCCTGGTGCAGATGGCCCGGCAGTTGCACATCCGATGCCTTGATGACTTCCTCGTAGTCGTCAATCTCGGCCTTGGCGCGCGCCTGGGCGGCCTGCCACTGCTTCGAAAGCTGGGCTTGAGCCGCCTTTTCCTGTGCCTCGGCATGCTCGCGCTCGCGCTTGGCGATCGCCTGGTTGGCCTTCCAGTCGCCCAGCGCGTCCGTGTACTCGTCGTCGGAGGCGTACTTGTCGCGGGTCGGCCGCGGCTCCTCCTTGACGGGCTCGGCGCGCGCGGAAGCGGCGGCCAGTTTGGCGCGCAGGTCCTCGTTCTCGCGGCGCGTCCGCTCGGCTTCACCTTCAGCCGCACGGCGCTTCTCGACCAACTCGGAAATGCGTTCCTGGAACCGGTTTTTTTTCCCTTCCTTGCCACCATCGGTGCCGGTTTGCTGCTGTTGGGCCTGCGGCTCGCCTTTCGGCGCTTCGTTGGCCTGCCCCGAAGTCGGCGGGGTGCCGGAATACATGGCAGCGATGGTTTCGCTCGTCACAACGTTCGGTTGGACGCGCTCTGCGTGACGTGCAGTGTTCGTATCAGCCTGGCTTTGCTGGTTTGTGGACATGAGGTCTCTCACGGAATGAACCCGATGTTGGCCCATCGGTAGGCGTGGGGCGCACTACGCGTGCTCGCGGTAAAACTCGTTGTTCGGGCCGCGGTCCTTGCCGAGCTCGAGGTCGGTTTGCGCGTCGAGCTGCGCTTCGCGCCAGCTCTCGTCGTTGCGCATACTGGTGTCATGCAGCCTGGTCTCGGCGGCGATCTGCGCTCGTACGTTCTGGCCGTGTTCTTTGGCCAGCGCGCGCCTGTTCTCGCCATCCTGGCGGACGTGCTCGTGACGCATCTCGTGATCGGCCCACAGCTGGTCGGAGGCCAGCTTGTTCTGGCCGCGCACCTGCTCGACGCCCATGCGGTATTTCTTCTCGAGCTCGGCCTGCTGCAGCGCCTGCTGCATCTGCTGGTTCGCGCCCATCAGGTGGGCGATGAAGGCCTTCACGTCGTCCGGTAGGTTGTCCGGCAGCTTCTTCTCGGCCATCGCGATCGGGTTCGCCGCCGCGAGCCGGTCGGCCACGTCTCCCGATGCTTCGAAGTCCATCTGGCGCACCACGATATCGCCGGCGGTCTGGCCCACCTGCGGAAGCGTCTTGAGCAGGCCGAGCAGCATGTCGCTGTTCTCCTGGCGCTTGGTCTGGTAGCCGGGGCCGGTATCCATCACCACATCGTAGGTGCCGACCGTGACATCGTTCAGCACCTGCTGGATCGCGCCCAGCTGGTCGCGTTGCTTCTCGTTGATGGTGACCGTCTGTGGCACGCCGTCGACGCCGAGGATGCGGATCACGCGCTGCGTGTCGTAGTAGTGCGGGATCAGGTCCAGCAGGATCACGCCGGTGTGGCGGATCGAGCGCGTCAGGTTGTCGTAGAAGTGGTAGTTCGACATGTCGGACTGGCCCTGGCGCGCCTGCACCATCTTGCCGGACGTCTCCTGACCTGGTGCGCCGAGCGCGGGGTCGAACATGCCGGCGACCGCTTTCAGGTCTTCGCTCGCGGCCATCGCGGCATTCACGCTGGCGGCCGGGATCTGCTGCGGGGTCAGGCGCTGTGGCGGCGGCAGCTGGTTATTCTGTTCGTCGTGCACCGGCTTGTACTTGAGGCGAGAGTACGATTTGCGATTGGCGTTCTGCCACTCGTTCTCATACCCCTCGTCCTGGCCTTCGGCCATCAGCCACGGTGCCAGCGGCGCGAGCGCGACGAACTCGGTCTCTTGCGTACGCCAGTAGTTGTACATGCGCTGCGGGTCCTTCAGCTGGCGCACCATGCCGAAGCGGATCACCTTGCCGTTGTCGATCAGCTCGGCGCCGCAAACGCGCACGACCGGGATGTACTTGCCAGGCAGCGCGCGATCGTCCAGCTCTTCGACCGCCGAGCAGAGCGACCACTTGAGCTGCCGGCGCATCGTTTCGCGCTCGCGGATGATGGTGACGCCCAGGTAATCGATCGCTTCCTTGTCGATCTGCGACTTGTACATGCGCACGCCACTCGACAGCAGGCACAGCGTATCCGGCTTGTCGGTGAAGCGGTAGTACTCGGCCACCACTATGTCTTCCGCGCTCGCCCACACCGCCTTGTCATCGCCCGGGCCCAGGTCCTTCACGTCGGCGATCTTGGCGCGCGGGTACTTCTTCTTGAACGCGGCCTTCTTCATCGACGAGGTAATGACGCACCACTCGGCGTCCGAACCGTCCGGCATGGTCGCGCTCGGGTCCATGTAGACAGTGAACGGGTTGCGGATGCGGTCGATGTAGAGCTCCTGGTCGAAGCTGTCGTCGGCGACGTAGCGTGAGTTCACGCGCCAATAGCCCTCGCCGGCGCGCACCTGGTATTCGGCGGCGGTGTCGTAGGCGAGATCGGCGTTGCTGTTTACCTCGATGTGGCGGAGCAGACCCTCGATCACGTCCGCCTTCTTCTTGTCCGCGCCATCGGCTATCGGGTGCACACGGATGCGCGGCCGCTGAGCGCGCATGTTGTTCACTACCGAGCGCACGAACGTGTCGGTCTTGTTGATCGTCAGCGCCGGGCGGCCTTCCTGCTGGCGCGCGATCTTCATTGCGGCGGGCCACTGCTCGCCGAACGAGAAGCGCGTGTCGTCCAGCATCGCGATTCGGTTTGCGCCGTCGGAATCGATCGACAGCTTCACGCGCCGGCGCATTTCATTGACGGTGTCTGCCATTTAGCCCATCCATCCTTCGGGGTGATATTGCTGTTGTGGCGGCGGGCTCTGAACCCTCTTCGGCTTTGCATTTGCCGCGAAAGTCAGCACGAAAGCATCCGCGCGGTCGGGGGACTTGCCGTACACGGCCTTGTATTCCTTTTTCGATTGCATGAGCAGCAACCCGTCCTTGTACTTGTACTTCACGGATGCGACCTGGGAGCGCAGCTCGCCGCAGTTCGGCATCGAGACGGGCGGACTGGCCAAGTAGTCGCGAGCCTCACGCCATATGCGTGCTTTGATGTTGTAGTTCTTGCCATCCGAGAGGCGGGCGCCCGTGTGAACGCCCACCACCTTGGCGGCGTACTTGCCAGCCTTGAGCTGGTCGTAGCACGAGACGCCTGGGCCATCGAGTTCGATCACGATCGCGCCGATTTCACCGCCGGCCGCCACCAGGTCATCGCATTCGGATGTGACGACGGCGGCCAGGCCAGGGCCATCCACACCACGACGCGTAACCTGCGGAAGGTTCAAGCGGCCGCGCCGCTTGTGGATCACGCTCTCGTCGTCGCCAAAGTGCGCGGCGTCGACGCCGATGTTCCAGCTGCCCAGCGCTTCCACGTCGGCCGGCCCGTTGCCCTGGGCGGCTGCGATGAGGTCGCCGACGATCCAGGCATCCGAAGTCGACGCGTTGTAGTCGATGTCGATTTCCTGCGCGACGATGACCGGATCAAGGCTTTCGCGCTGCTTTTGGTACCAGGCGTCGTCCTTGCGAGGATCCTGGCGCCAGTGGAACGTGAACACCTTCACCTTGCCGCTGTGCCGCTTCCGGTAGAACGGGTTGCCGTTGCCGTTGACGGTGGACAGGTCGATCTTGCAGTTCGACGTCTGGGACAGCGCGGCGTCGATCGCGTCCGGCCGCTCGTAGAAGGCCGACTCGTCCTTGAAGTAGATCGAGGTGCGGTTACCGCGGCCGATGTTGTCGCCGGCCTCGCCGATGATCGCCGCGCCGTTCTCCGGGTTCAGGATCCGCATGTGCGGCGCATGCTTTGCCTCGATGTACCCGGTCGGGCGGAACTCGATCGGCAGCAGAGCGATGAACTGACGCACCTTCCAGAACAGCGATTTCGGGTCGCCCAGCTTGTCGACGTACTCTTCCTTGCGGCTGCCGAAGCCGATCACCACGCCCGGGTAAAACGTCCACATCCAGACCGCGATGCCGACGCACAGCCAGGAGATGCCCATGTCGCGCGACTTCTCAGCCAGGCCATCCTCGCGGCCCAGCCAGCGCTCGCGCACCCAGGTAACGAACTCAGCCTGCTTCGGGAACAGCAGGAACGGAATGACGGTCGGCAGGCCGACCTCGGCGTTCCGCGGATCGAACGTCATGCCCCAGTCGTTGATGAAGTCGACCGGATTGGCCTTGTAGTGCTCGCGCAGGCCCGGCACCAGACCCGGGTCGGTGCGGATCCGCTGCAGGCGCTCGGCGCGCAGCTGGTACACGCGCTCGTAGTCCGGATTCCGGAATTCGAACCACTCAGGCGCCGCCATCGAGCATCCTCTTGTACGCCTCCTCGGCGGTGACGGTCACGGTGGCCTCGGTCTTCATCGGCGGCAGGTCTTCGGCGCCGCCGTGCGCGACCTTCAGGCCGTATTGCTTCGGTTTCAGGCGCTGCGCCGCCTCAATGCGGGCGTAGATGCGCAGCTTCGCCTTCTGAATCGAATCCTTGTCGTTCTTGCAGTTATCGGCGATCTCAACGATCTCGTCGAACTGCGTGTCGATCTGGGCGCTCTTGGCCGCGTCGTACATCGCGGCGAACAGTGGGTTCTCGGCCTTCCAGCGGAACACGGTGGCCTTGCTGGGCATGCCCTTGCGCTTGCAGATGGTCGCGATGCTGTCCGTGGTCGACGCCATCGCGGCGCAGAACGTGGCGGCCAGCTCGGGATCGTAATTCGCCATACGTGGACAGCTCAGCTCAGGCGGTCGCCTTCTCGACCTGGTCACCGGCCAGACCGGCCGGGTGCGGCATCTCGACGCCCAGCACGTCCATCTCGCTGATCAGCACGTGCTTGCGGCCTCCCTCGTCGAACGTGTAGTACTGCAGCTCAGAGAAGCGCACCACGTCGCCAATCTGGACGGACATAGGCAGCAGCGCGTCGGTCTTAGGGTGGCGTGCGCCCGGTCCCACGGCGACAACGGTTCCGCGGTTCATACCCTCGACCGCGCCGTCCTTGGCGCGGAAGGCGTCGGTCTTCGGCGGCAGAACGAAGCCTTCGATCCCGGTCGGCAGGTTCTCGTCCAGGCGCACGACGATTCGGTTTGCGGTGGGTTTGAGCATGGGATGATCCACGAATAAAAAAGCCCGCGCGAGGCGGGCGAAGCTCCGGTTGTGCTTGGCAACGACCAGGAGCGGGAGACACGAGACGGAAAGCAAAAAGCCCCGCGTCATCGCTGACAGCGGGGCTTCTCAGGTCCTCCGGGCGTAGCTCGGGCTCCCTCCAGGGAACCCGTACGCGTCTTGAAGGACGGAAATAAGTTGTTGGCCGGAATTTACTGCGGAGATTTCCGACTGTCAAGCCTTTTGCTACTCGGCTGGGGTTTCGGTACGCGCGGCGATCATGGCGTCGGCCAGCTTGTAGCTGAGGCGAGCCAGGATTTGCGGGCCGTCTCCGTCGAGCCCAACGTCGGGGTCAAGGATACTGGTCAGGGCCTTCGCCGCGAAGTAGTCGCGCAAGGTCATTCCGTCGTGCGCGGGTATGGCTATCTCGAACTTAGTGTTGCCAGGGCCGCCGCCCCTAAGTTCCTTGCGTGCAATGGTTGGAAATGCCGGGCCGCCATTATCGATCGTGCTCATGTTTGTCTCCTGTTGGATGTCGTACCGATGCGCCGCACATGGCGGTAATAAATGCTAGCACAGCCAGAATTTCATTTGGACAATGTTTCTAGTAGTTGCCGCCGTCGACAGCATCTTCGATCGCCTCCTGTGCCTCTTGGAACCGCGCCACGAACTCGCGCACCGGGAACGAGCACTTGCGCGCCACCACCTCGGGCCGGGCCTGCTCGATGTAGCACCAGTTCAGCAGCAGGCGTTGGGCGAACGGAATCTTCGGCATCGCGAGCTGGATGCGCGCCGCGTCCTTGGCGTCGATGCCTTCACTGACCTGGTGGCCGGACCAGACGTCGCCCAGCGCAGCCTTGCGCATCCCTTCGCAGATTGCGCCCGTCATGCAGTCGGCGCCGCGGCTGCCGCGCGCGGTCGCCCATCTGGCCCAGTTCTCGAGCCGCGCGCCGATGTCCTTCGGATCGGTCAAGCGAAGTCCTCCACCGGCTCCGTCTCTGCCTCGCCGGCAGCCTTGCGATGGCAGCAGTTGCAATCCCGCCCTTGGCGGCAGTTCTGGTTGCACCTGGTCGGCTCGAAGGGCAACGGCAGCACGGCCACGCCGAAGAGGAACAGGGCGCCGGCCAATGCGTAGAGCCCGAACATGGCGGCTGCGATGGCGGCGCCGAGGATGAATGCGTGCAGCTTCACGGTGCTCTCCTCAAAACGGGATCGGCGCTTCGACCTTCGGCGCGCCTTCGAGCGCACGTGCCAGCGACAGGATCGCCAGCGCGTCCGCGTGGTTGTCGTCGACCGGCGCAAACCCGCGTGCGCGTGCAGCAGCGATCATCTCGTCCTTCTTCGCGTTGCCCTTGCCGGCCCAGTGCTTCTTGACCTGGCCCACGCCGACCGGGCGCAGCGGCACGTTGTTGGCTGCGCACCAGGCCTCGAGCATCGCAAGGAAGCCGCCGTAGACGTGCGCCGCGAGCGTGCCCGCGTGCTGCTTCACGTCCTCGTAGTAGACCGCGTGGATGTCGCCGGCCTGCTGCCGCTGCTCGGCCAGGAACGCGCGGAACTTGAGCCAGCGCTGGCCGCTGTGCTCCATGCGGCGTGGGGCGAAGTTTTGGCTGCCGCTCTGCACCGTGCCGTCGCGGGAGCAGCGCGCCCAGCCGGAGGTGGTGCCGATATCGATGGCGAGGATGTTCATGGTTCAGGTTCTCCCTTGTCGTTGTTGTAGTCGCCCGGCGAACCGGGCGTGGTGGTGGTGTCGTCAGGCCGCCGGCTGGCTCGGCTCGGGCAGCTCCTCCGGTTGCGCGGGCTGCTCCGGATCCTGCTGCGGCACAGGCTGATCACCAGCTGGCGGCTGCGGCGCATCGACCGTCGTCAGATCGCTGGTACTCGACGTGCCATCGGGCGTGAAGTAGCCGAGCATCCCGATGACCATGTTCTGCACCATCGCGTCCGGGTCGAAGTCGATCTCGGTGCCGTTTATCGTCGAGGCGCGCACGGCGTAGCGGGCCGCGGCGCTCACCTGGTCGACCAGCGCCTGGCGCTTCTTGTCGCTGGCGCCCTTGAGGAACGGCGCCGGCGGCTCGTTGACGCCTGGCTGCGTCAGCCAGTGGTCGTCCGGCAGCGGCAGGCTAAGCGTTGCGAAGCCAGAACCGTCCGGCAGCTGGCCGGCGCTGTCGATCGTGCCGCCGGTGGCCAAGGCGATCTGTTCGACCGGGTGCAGCGCGTCGATCGGGGAGTAATTGCGCTCGAACACGTTCTTCGGGTTGAGGTACTCGTAGCCGTCCTCCTGGGTCACCAGGTAATCGCCGGCCTGCGGGAAGTGGCGGGCGGTCATCTCGGGCCCGGCGGTGTAGTTCCGACCATCCGAGAGCCGCAGAACGGTGTCGTGCGCGCCAGCGTTGCTGAGTTCGAGGATCACGGCCGCGATGACACGGACCGGGTTCGCAATGTGGGTGGGTTGCATGGATTCTCCTTGTGGTGGTGCTGCAGTTGGCGCTCGCGCGCGAATTGGTCTCAGGCCCAGTGCGGCATGTGCGCCGCCGCTGATTGCCAGGTATCGGTCGTCAGCTGTCTCTCGGTGGGTGGCAGCTTCACCTCGGCGAGCACCAGCTCCTCGAGCACGGGCTCCAGGCGGTTCACCCACTGGCGCACCGTCTCGGGCTTGCCGGACCAGTACAGCTCGGGCCTGCCGTTGCGGTCGAAGTCATGTCGGATCCGCTCGAGCAGCTCGTTCATTCCCGCTCGCCCGGGAACCATGCTGCGGATGTCGGTGATGGCGCTTGCCAGCCAGTCGTGGCGCCGGATCGCGGCGGTGATAGGCTGCAGCTGGCCGGCCGATTTGTTCGCGTGCAGCGCGCAGGCCCAGTCGGTTGCGCCGCTGGTCGAGCTGGTCATCGTGCCCATCAGCGGGCAGCCGTACGCGGAGCAGAGGTGCGCGGGCCGTTCGGCTACGCGGTCTTCGTGGGTGTGGCTCATGGCTGCTGTCCTTTGTCGCGGAGGTGCTTGAAGATGCGGTCCTTGAACGCGGCGTGGTCCTCGCTACCGCGGGCGAACAGACCCAGCTCGCGGGCCTTGCGTTCGATGCCGGCATTGCTGGTCCACCAGCGATCGGCGGGTTGCTGGTCCTGCTGCGCCTTCACCTCGGGCTTTGGCATCGACTGCTGGGCGATCAGGCGTTCGACGATTGGCACCAGGTAGTTCGGCGCGATCGACGCATCGCCCTTGACCTCGCGAGCCTCGGCCACGGCGGCAGCCAGGATGTCGCGCGAGATTTCCCGGTTCGCCCAGTCCTGCACCGCCGGGTGCGTGAAGGTCGCGTTCACGCCCCACTTGCGCAGGTCGACCGTCAGCGCGATTGCCGGCTGGTTGTCGCCTTCAGGGGGAGGAGGGTCTTCGCGCGGCGGCAACGGTGCGCCGTACAGCGGCGGCTCGAAGTCGTGCGCGCGTCTGTCTGCATGGTGGTGGTGGTCCGGGTTTGTAGTTAACTGTCCCTGTCCACTGTCCCTGTCCACTGTCCCTATCCCTCTCTCTTTCCCTCTCAGAGCGTTTTCCGCCGGATTTCCGGGGTCTGTCCGCTGGACATCTCCAGTTTGTCCGGCGGACAAATCCTTGTTGTCCTGATCATTTCCGCCTCGATTCAAGGCTTCTTCCGCAGCGCGTTGGGCCGCTTCTTCCTGCGCCTTCTTCGCCGCTCGCTCCGCTGCCTTGCGCACACGCTCGGCTTCCTTCTTCTCGCGGTGCGCAACGCGGCCGGCCCAGGCTTCGTTGGCCTTTTCTGCGACGACCGGGTGATACAGGCGACCGTCTGCGCACTTCACCCAGCCGCGCAGCGCGCCTTCGCGCACCTTCTTCCATTCCTTGACCACGCGCCCGAAGCCGGCGTACTGGGCCAGCACCAGGTCGTCGTCGGGCAGGCTGGCGGCGGGTACCTGGTGCCATGACGCGCACCACAGCAGCACGGCGCACCGGAATTCGTCACCGCTCGATATGGCGGCTATGTCGCTGTCGCGTAGGCGCACGACGTCGAGCGGCATGAAGATGAAGTCGCGCAGGTCTGAATCGGCCGCAGTCAGCGGTGCCGGCAGGTTGTTGGTTTCGGGGGCGTTCATCCGAACATCCTTTGCTGTGCGGTTTGCTGCTCGATCGCGGCGGCACAGGCTGCATTGATCCAGACCACTTCGGTGCGGATCCGGGCGCCATCAGCTACCGCCCGGCGTTCGTATCGCGCCCAGTCAGGAAACAGCTCTTTGTCGTATAGCTTCGTTGGATACCCGGACAGCACGACCATCCCATCCACGCTGCGGAGTACTTCGGCTAGCCGACGGTGATCATCGTCCGTGAGTTCGTGCCGATACCCGTGCGTGCTGCTCGATCGCCCCTGGATAGACGACCTCGAGCTATGGCAGTAGGGCGGATCCACATAGAACAGTGTTTTGGCCGAGTCCATAC